AACCACGAACATGTCAACCACGAACATGTCAACCACGAACATGTCAACCACGAACATGTCAACCACGAACATGTCAACCACGAACATGTCAGGATACAGAACCACGAACATGTCAACCATTACCTACCAGTCAAGATACAAAAAGATTTCCACGCCAACCAGCAAGCTAAAAGAGGTATCCATACCTGGGCGAGAACAATCAACAGCAACAAAACGATAGGCGTCACTACAAGAACGAATAAGCAAAGGCCAAGAACCATAGCAACCCTAACAACAATAGACTCACGGAGGATACGGTCTTTACGCTCCACCAACCCAGCACGAATATGCTCCACTAGTCCAGCCATCATACACCCTCCTGTTATCTACTAGCCCCTACTCATCAACAGTCATCAACAGTCATCAACCATCATACGCCATTTGACTAATTGCCAGCAAACAAAAACAACAATGACCCCTAGCTACCTCAACACCAATCTCATCCTCAACAATAACCTCTAGCCCACCTTTCACGTCAACTTGACGCCAGACATATGCGCTACCTGGCGTCACTAGGTTCTGTCTCCAAATAAACCTGCTCTGCGTCCGCCCCACCTTAGTGTCTACCCCCTTAAACTCTATAAACCCTTGCCAGACCCTAGAATTAAAATGCCTATCCGACACCCCATGTTGTGACCTAGCCCCAGCAGACAGCACTGTGATAACAATAGGCACATCTGCCCCCTCTAGGCACCTGCATACCTTTCTAGTCCACTCGGTTTCATGCATCATTAGACCCCCTATCCTTATCAGGTACCCAAATTTGTTCAGCCCCTTTATCAGCCCCTTTATCAGCCCCTTTATCAGCCCACTCAACATAAGACCCTTTGCCACCGATAGTCTGATCGTCCATATTTACCCCCTGCTCTATCAAACTCGCCACCACCTTGGCAAGTTTGGCAATGTCCACCCGATTCACGAGCAGGCTTAGCTCATCTTCAAGGCCATGTATCTCCGCTAGCATATCATCAATGCGGCCAACCCCATTGAACAGTATATCCTCAAGATAGCTGATGTGCATAAGCTTATCATCAACAACCTTTTGACACCCTGCCATCTTCTCCCTTATCCTACTAGGGTTATTGACCTGAGAAGACAGCGCTCTCAAAGACATATTTTTGGTAATCAACACTTCCTTAAGTTGCTTAATCCTCTCTTGGTCAATCTGCTTATCAGTCTTATCTCTCATCATATCTCCTCTATGTTATGTGTGCCTATGTTATGTGTGCCTATGTTATGTGTAGAAGTAATGTGCCGAATACTTATGCCCCCTAGGTGACCTACGACTACCCTTGCCAGACAAAAAGTGCCAAACAACAAACCCCGCGACCACAACAAAAACCAGCGCAACAACCTTGACAACCTTGACGGCTACCATACTCCTAGCAGTAGACGTACTAGCAGTAGACGTACTAGCAGTAGACGTACTAGACCCTCTTTCTAGCTCAAGTCTTTTCGCCTCCCATTTAACCATGTCCTTACCCATACCTTTACCCATACCTTTACCTCTCTTTCTACCCATGTCTTATACATCTTACCCGCGAAAGCCTACCCCCTGACTTCAACCCTAAACCTTTCTAGTCTAGCCAGCAGAGGGGTGTTTACCACCATTAGAGGGGTCACATGTCAATCTAGGTAATCCACGCCCCAAATCCCACCAAATCGCTCAGAACGCGTCATCTTACAGACTGGCATAATCCCTGATTCGATCAGAGATATCGCATCCTGGTCGATCTGATGGACAATTACCCACAATTCTCCGGCCCCGACCGACCAGCCCCAGCCAAAACCGATCTGAAGGCGGCGTTCCCGCGTCCGACCCAACTACCCCCAAAGAACGCGGCAACAACTACCCCCTTCACCCCACCCCAGAATCAGGAGCAATATTCGATCCAGAATCAGACTCAACAGACTCCGGCGTTGGCACAGACGTAGACTCATGGGCTGGATTAGACGCCTCATGTTGCCTAAGCATACCGCGGCAAAGAGTATCAATCTCGTAGAACACCTTCTCATCCGCCAGCATAACAAGCCTCTCTGCGCTTGCGAGAACATACCCTCCCTTGCCCCAGACAGTCTGTATCAGCTCTGCTGACAGCTCAGGCGGGACGTGTTCGTACGTGGTTGAACAATTCATTTTTAGCCTCCGTTTAAATTTTACTAGGATAAAAAGAACCCGCCCACCATTGCAAGAGAACAGTGGACGGGCTTGGCAAACATTGCCACGACGATAAGAACCAGAGGGGCATTACCCCTCTTTGGCTTCCTGCATTTGGGCAAGCAGAGTGTCCACGTCGACGCCCTGGGCCTTCAGCTTGGAGGATAGGTCGAGCATCTTCGCGAAGTTATCCTTAAGCTTTTTCATGTCGACAGACTTTTCGGGATTAGCCTGCATATCCCTTGCCTCAACTTCAAGAGCATCCGCCTCTACTCTCTTGACTTTCGCCTCCCAAAATTTCTTAACATACGGGCCGATGAAGATTCCTGCGGGCGGGATACGGTAAACCTCTGGTATCCAAACCGGCAATCCCATAGCCTTGCACTTATCGGCGCTATCCTCATCAGGGTAGAAGTCTATGTGCTTGGTTGTTCCATCCGGGTTGGTTGGTGCGGGCCAAATGATCTTCCGCACACTGTCTTCCTCTGGGGCCGTTTCCTCCGATTCAACATTGGATTCGGGGGCAGGAGGAGCAACAGGAGTGGGAGGAGCAACAGGAGCAACAGGGGCAGGAGGAGCAGTAGACATTTTTAGTCCCTTTCAAAAGTGTAAAACAACAAGTTTGCAGCCGAACATCGACCGCTGAACAGTCAAGCTTAGTGGGTGTCTTTAGATGTGTCAAGCAGGGTGTCTGTAAAATTGGTGTCTGTGAGATCAACAGACTTGAGATCGGCAGACCAAAGATCGGCAAACTGGAGATTGGCAAACCGAAGATTGGCAGACCAAAGATCAGCAGACTGGAGATTAGCAAACTGGAGATTGGCCGACTGGAGATTGGCCGACTGGAGATTGGCCGACTGAAGATTGGCCGACTGAAGATTGGCCGACTGGAAATCGGCAGACTGGATATTAGCAAACCAAAGATTAGCAAATCGAAGATTGGCCGACCGAAAATTAGCAAATCGAAGATTGGCCGACCGAAGATTGGCCGACTGAAGATTGGCCGACTGGAAATCGGCAGACTGAAAATTGGCCAACTGGAAATCGGCAGACTGAAAATTAGCAAACCCAAGATTGGCCGACTGAAGATTGGCCGACTGAAAACTGGCAGACTGAAGGTTGGCAAACTGAAGACTGGCAGACTGAAGACTGGCAGACTGAAGGTTGGCAGACCGGAGATTGGCCGACTGAAGGTTGGCCGACTGAAGATTGGCAGACCGGAGATTGGCCGACTGAAGGTTGGCCGACTGAAGATTGGCCGACTGAAGATCAGCAGACCGTAGATCAGCAGACCGTAGATCAAGCGCTATTCCTAGGTTGTTACCCGTCTCAATCAGATATTCGACATTATCTTTCATTTTTCTGTCCTTATCTTTCAAACGTCAAACGGAGGAGCGTACCGTAGTTCAATGTCCAATGGTATCGCGATTTCATTTTCTGGACACGTTTCGGCTTTCGCAGTTTCGTAATTCGGGAATATTTTTGCTTCCCTCAGGTCCTTAGTCCAGGCTTTGCCAGTGGTCCCAGGGTCACCATGTAGATACCCACCGCCTTGATCATATCGCTTGATTACATGTCTCATTTTTCTATCCCCTCTATCCCCGTTGGTTTGGTCATACGTTTGCATTGTTGTTTGAGAACGTGGAGAAACGCGGTGTACTCATCTCTACTGACCCCTAGGGGGGTATAAGAGTAGGCTTGAGGTAAGAACCCGTCTTTATTGAACCATTCTTCCAAGTCAATGCAAGCATACCAGCATTCCTCATAGTCTTTTTCAGCAAGCAGGTCAAAAATGCGTTGTAGCGTTGCGTCCGGGTCCACGTTATTTGCCCTTTCTTAAGTCTTCCACGTAGCGACAGTAAGTGTAGTACACTTCTGAACAACATGTCGCAGGCATTGATTCTGGATATATCCAGACCGTGGTAGAGCTGATCGCGTCATAGGTAACCACAAATGACCGCATGGGGTGGCATTTACACCAGTCTGAAAAGTCATTAAGCCAATCTTGCGGTAAAGCGTAGTCAAATGTCTTACCAAGGTTGGCAAAACACTCCTGTTTACTAATAACAAGGGCCTTTAATTGTGCAATGTTCAAAATCGGCACTGAATCAATTACTTTGTGCCCGTGAATGTATTCATACTCCTGTGTCATTTTGACCCCTCTCGTACTATGCACTGACTTCTCGACCACTCGTTGGCAGACCAAAGCGAGTAAAAGTGATTGACCTTTCTGCCATCAAGTACCACTTCCCACGTTGCCCCTTGTTTAATAGCGACATAACCATGGTATAACCTACGCGTGATGTGACTGTTTTGGGCGTACTTTGCCATATATGACATCTTTCGTTCCTCTTTGTAAGGGGTGTCGATGCGTGTTTGACTTGAGGTTAGCCACTTTTAATCCTCTATTTCGTCCCCTCGTCATCTATGCAAATCCGGGCAATAGCCTCCTTAGTGGTACAGTCAATCCTAACAGCTCTCCGTTCGTCCTCTGCTTCCCTCTCCGTATATTCGTGGAGTGTCTCAATTGGTTCACATGGGTGACTCCAATACATTATGCACTACCTTTCCCCTCAACTAGGTCACAATCATCAGGATGCAAATACAGATGGGGCGTGGCAGGTTTTCCGCTTGATGTACCTAGCACAACGATAGCAACATCTGGGGACACAATGGCGTTCTGTATTTTGTGGCCAAAGGCCAAGTCTCTGTACTCCGTTGTGTACTCCGGCGTGCCTAGGTGCCCCGTGACCAAGTTGATGGCATGATACGTAGACTTACTGCCACTGTCCCACCACGTCCCGAAGGTCTCAACAGGACCTTCAGTGATTGTGACGACCACGTTCTGCTTGCGCCCCAATGCTCCTGCAATGTGTGGAGGTAAACTCTTGCGTTTGATAATCATTATGCACTTTCCTTTTAAGCATGCGAGTGAATCAAGTAGCCAGTTCACAATCTTCAATGATCTCAACAGCCATTTCTGCCAGCTCATCAAACTCTGCTTGGGGAATCGACCCATCTGCATAACGTACGCATGCGTCAGAGGCAAAACGTACTTCTTGACCATTGACGGAGAGTACAGTGTCCAGGGTCCCGTCATCAATCAGACAGACGTAGTGATTGTCAATGTAAATATCCATGTCGTTTTCCTCTTTGTAAGGGGTGTGATTGGCTGAAGGGCGGTTGGGTGTGTTTACAAGTCGTCTCGGCGAGACAAGTTGACACTTGCTACGGTTACCTTGTCTTCTTTGGATACGTAATAGGTGGGCCCCCTTCCCATGACTAGAATTTTCATGTTCTCATCAGGGTTGTATAGGCTATCGTCCGTGACGTCAACGCATGCCCAATCACACTTTTTATCCATTGTGAACGCGAAAGCCATCTTGCGACCATTGGGCAGCCTCACAGAAATGGTTGTTGCAACCTTCTTGTCGAGCGAAACCAAGAGATGTTCGCATTCATTGTATCCCATGTATCCTTGCTCGATTGCGTCTGATTTGGTCTCAACAATCTTTGTGTCCATGTCGTTGTTCCTCTTTGTAAGGGTGGTTGGCGGCGTGTTGAGATGTGTTTACAAACCGGCTGGCGTAGATGAGGGAGGAAGGTCACATTTTCGTCGTCGAGATAATGTCTCGTATCATTTGACGGTCTCGACGAATATGTTTGGCAACGCATTGGCGATAACGAGGACAGTGTTCCTTTATCCCTCTCGACCACCGCACCCGACGAAGCGCTCTGCGACATTTGTTTTGCAGATAGAAAATCCTAGTCAAATCTCTTTGAGTATAGATAGGGCTGTACGTCATGTGTTGTTCCTCTTTGTAAGGGTGGTTGGCGGCGTGTTGAGATGTGTTTACAAACCGGCAATCATGTCTTGTATTCGCTGACGATCTTGGCGGAGATGTTTCGCAACAACATTCCGATAACCGCTATTGCCTTGCTTATTGTGTTTTGACCATTCTGCACTTGCCCGCGTCCGTCGACACCATCTATCCAGCAATAAGATGCGTTTTACAGTTTGACGGGTTCTACTTACTATGATGATAGTCATGTCGTTTTCCTCTTTGTAAGGGGTGTTATTTGGTTGCAACTAACCAAGTAGATGGGTCATTCTCGAACCCGGAGTCATAAGCCATTCTGACCTGCTTGTTAGCGACCATGTTTCGTACAATCGGCGTAACAATGTCTTGCGGCAGATCAGTCATACAGGCAATGTCCGAAATTGACAGCCAAACCTTGCTGACTTCGATGACTTTCGAGATTGCTTTCAAGATTGCTTCCTTGTTTCTCATGTCGTTTTCCTTTGTGTTGTGTTGTACTGTCCGCTTGTACCTTAACTATAGTCTTAACCAATTGTTTGTCAACGGGGTGGAGGGCATTATTTTCAAGATTGTTTACCCCCTCACCAAACGCCCAAATTTGATCCCTAAGACGTTTTGCAAACATGTGGTATGATTCATCCTAAAATTAAAAGTCGGCAAAGGGGGGGTGACTTGTACCTACTTAAGAGGGGTAACCAATTACCTGCAACTATTGTGCCAAAGTATTACCTTTATGCCGCAGCCGAATCGTCCTCAAACATCTCTGGATAACGGCACCAAAGGCTTTGGGGGATAGCATGGTGGCCCCTATGCGAGATACCCCTAAGTATAAGGGCAAGCAATCCCGCACTAGTTATGTGGTATCCTTTCGAGCAAACGCCAACTAAAGGTACTGGGCAATCCTCCATTGCGTGGAGCAACGGGGGCATTATATCTTGCTCCAGTTCCTTAGGTCCTACCTGGATAACTCCCGCAAGTCTGCTCTTGGCAATGGGTCCCTGCCCTAGCTCAGCGAGTACCGACCTGCGGTGAAAGGTCATTCCCCATTTGTCGATTCGTGAGTCATCCGCGATATCGACCATAAGCTTTTCAATGTCGCCAGCTCGGCCTTGCATATCCCAGCCAGTCAATACCTCCCTAGCGAAACTAAGCGCCTCACGAGGGATGGCCGAATACTTGGCGACCATTTGACATGCAAGGTCTGAAAATCCTGGAAAGGATAGCCCGACTATCTGGGCTATCTCTGCTTTGGTGTAAAGCCGCAGAGAGACTTTGCGAAACCGCGTCTTGAAGGGACCAAATAGATTACCCCATTCCGTTGTAGCGACCACCCACGATATGTTTTGGGTCTTTAAAATGATACCCTCTTCGGTTTCTAGTATACAGTCAGACTTCTCTACCGCCTTCAGCAGCGCTTGCTCCACATGCTTATTGAGGTTATGTACCTCGTCAATAAAGATGACGCATGGATCAACCAGAGATTTCCGCCCTACCGCCATTGTAATTGTCTCATACATGGCGCGCATATCTTTGACGCTGTGGGGCTGTATCTCGACAAAGGGTACTGACAATGATTTGGCATAGATGCGTGCGAAGTACGTCTTGCCGCAGGAGGCGGGGCCGATCAAAGCGATGTTTGGCTTAACGTCTGACGTCAGAAACTGGTGGCGACAACGAAGCATCTTTCGCTTGGCTCGGCCATTGCCGATGACTTTGGTGTATGGCATTGTGTTTGTGTGCGTGCATGTGTGCATGTGTGCATGTGTGCGTAAATTGTAGACCCAAACTAAGTGTCTGGTAACCCTTAAAATAAAAAAGATATTTTGTACGTCTTTGGCACGACATATTTTCTCCTTGACAAGTACCCTTCTTTAGAGGGTTGAAGTACCCCCCAAAAGTAGGCCCCCAAACAGGGGGTAATCTAACCCCCCGAAAGTGGGGTATCATTTTTCAAAACCGTCGGACCAAACCGTCGGACCAAACTTTTTCAAAACCGTCGGACCAAACCGTCGGACCAAAGTTAAAAGGTTTCTCAAATCCATTCGTCGGACCCTGGCATATTGGGTACATCTTCATTAGGTCCTTCCTCTGTGTAATCATTTCCAGTGATGTATTTATAAAGCCTTTCAAATAAGTCATCTATTACTTCACTCTGTTCGGTAGCCATTTCTTCTAACTTTTCTATTTCGTCTGCGGCTATATTACATAGGTCCGAATCAACATCAAATCCACGTAGTCTCTCAACTATTTGACTAGCTATCATCTAAATAAGCCTCTTTAAAAGGGTTTATGTAAGGAAAAATTCTTAGTCCATTATGTCTACTATTACGTCGGATGCAACACATGTACGATGTAACAGGGTCAATGTGTAGTCCAAGGTTATTTACCTTCAGGTATAGCTCTATCTCGCCCCTAGACATATAGGATAAGGTAACTATAGCCTCTGCTTCATCCATAGAGACTATTTCTATTCTGTTTGTCATGGGTAGAAGGGCCTATTCTTTAGACTTCGTAATTTGGCTAATAATATCTCGTCCCTTATACTTCTAAGTTTTATCTTTAGATAATCAGGAACTATATTAGAATTTCGCAGGTACTCTGATTCTATGTCTGTTATTTGAGGGATATTTTCAAGGTCCTTTGTATCTAGTCCAGGTAAATTACTAATCACTAGAACACCTCCCATAAATCACTAATTCTTCTTAAGAGTCTATGCTGAGTCCCAACAATGACTACTTCGCATGCGTTATTCTCTGCTCCTGGCCTATCAGAGCTATCTGAAATTATACGTATGACTACAATCTCTATGGGTTGAAACAGATAATTCGTATAATAGTGTCCACCTTTACTTACACTCTTCATTCTTTTCCTCCTCTATCTTATCATACACTTCTTTTCTATGTACGGATATTTCCCTTGGAGCAGCTATACCTAGTCGAACATGTCCTCTATCAATGCTTATGACTACGATCTTTATGTTGTCATTGATTATAATAGACTCGTGAACCTCTCTAGTTAGGACTAACATTATCTTCCTCCTCAGAAAAATGTACGTTAAATTCTCCAGCAGACCATGATAACTCACACATCTTTTTTATTCGAGGGTTGTCAATTTTTATGAAATGATGGTTGTACCATGCGTCAAATCCTTTCTTGATTAAGTCCTTTTCAATATCTGCGCTATCAACCACTCTCACCATTGAATAACTCCTCTACTAATAGTTCAGCGTGACCACGAAAGCCTATCCAACTATTTTTTGATTTTTTTGGAATAGATAATACTGGAAATCGTATAGTTTCCTTTTCCATTTCCCTAGCGAATTCCTCTAAGAATTGAGAAACAACTTTGACCCTCTTATTAAGCTTTTTCTCATCACGCGCTCTCATACCTTCTCCTTTTCTCTATAAGGTATCGTAAATTCATCCTCTCCACAATCTGCCCACGATTTCTCAGACACACCTACCTTGCATCTGATCGGTACGAACAATTTATCTTGTATCCTAGGGGACTCTAGACATTGGACTAACTTAGTTATAACACAGGGGTCTTTACCTATCTCAATTGGGCAAGTAAATAGTATTTCATCATGTACGGGTATCAGAGGATATACGCCTAATGGTCCTGCTACTTGTGATACGGCCACTAGCCTCTCTTTCATAATGTCTGCTGCGTCCCCTTGGTTGACCGTGTTAAAAGCTATGTGTGCTACCTTGGGGTCAAGGTGTCTGCGCCTTCCATGCAGGTTAGTTACATACCCCATAGACCTAGCCATATTCTCATAATATTTAGAGGTCTGCTTTAGTTCAGGAAATTTAGCATGGTACATGTCGTATATCTCTGCCCCACGGCGAGAACATAGAGATAAGAAATAGGCTCGATTTGTACCTGCTTGTTCTCTTAGGTCCTCCATCAAATCCATATTCTTTCCCATTCCTTTTCTTCCAGTACCATAGCCCATAGAGAAATTGATCGTTTTAGCCCTTGTCCTGGATATATCTCCAGGTAATTTAGATTGTACCCATGAATGAAAATCTGTATCTGGGTCTTTCTTGTATGCAGCTATGGCTTCTATGTTGCGTATGTAGTTAATGATTAGTCTGAACTCAATTTGTGAGTAGTCAATAGATATGAACATCCAGTCCTTTGGGGGATGTATAAGGTATTTAGCCCTCTTATTCAATTGCTGCATATTAGGATTACGGCAGCTCATCCTGCCTGTACTGACTGTTTGGTTGATGTCTGGATGTAAGTAAGATAGGCTATCGTTTCCGTTATGCATGTAGTCATATAGCAATGTGTAACTACTGGCCAGCTCTAGGTACTTCTCAATAAACAGTCCATTAAAATGATGATGTTTACGGTGTTCGGTTATGTTCTTAACAACATTCTTAGGGGAGTCAGGCCATTTGAGATACTCAATTAAGGCTTCCTTGTCAAATGAGGGGTTGTTGCTGTCCTCATTATAAGATAGTATAGGCAAGCCATACGTATTGACTAGCACATCTTGCACTTGCTTATTAGACGAAGGAAGGAAGTAATGGCCTACTTCCTCTGTTAATTCCTCTTGTATCTCTGCCATCTTTGTCAAACAGTATAGTTGATGTATTTGTAGTTCTGTCTTATCTATGATCACACCCATTCTCTCCATCGTAAATAAGATAAAGGTTAGTATGCATTCGGTATTCATTACATCACGGGATTCATCTGGTATATGAATCCTAATGTAATTAGCTAATTTCCTGACTGTCAATACATCTTGACCACCATAAGGGGCGATAACATCTATAGGTATATTACCGTAGTCCTTGTTGCACCATTGTCCAGTAGATGTTTTAAGGTAGGGATTCAGTGCGTCCTGATACCTAGAGATATCCTCACTCAGCCAATCTTTAGATAGGATATCTAGCCCATATCCTCCCCTATACATCCTATCGGAATCTACTAATTTAGATAAGGCTAGGGTATCTATAAGAACAGGCAAATCATTGACATTACCAGGTCCCATGCAATTACAAAAAACATGAGCATCATACTTTATGTTATGATTGATCCATCTTTTAGTGGATTTCATTATTGTATATAACCACCCATGTACAGAATCTAAAGACAGATTCCTGTTTTTCTCCCCCTGATACGCCCCCTTTATTGGTATATAATAGGCCATGGGGCAATCATCTACTGTTACACCTATACCAGCTATATCGCAATTGTGCCAAGGGTTGGTTGACGTCTTCTTAGGGTCACCCGACGTCGTTTCGAAATCTAAGTATAAGTTATCTGCGCCAGTGAAGTTAGGAAGTTCAGATACAGACTCAACTAATTGAACACTGTTGGGGAAAGATTTCATAATGCCCTTGGTTTTTTGATTTTAGTGTTTTGTAATTCACCACTATTAAATAACTCATGAAGGTATAGATTGAATGCATCACTCTTCTTGTACTTGAATTTACCTATCCTAGAGATAGCATTCTTTCTAACTAGTAAAGATAAGACTGGTCGGGCGCAATCTCTAGGGTACTCTGTCCAGTCGCATAGATCATCTAGGTCAAAGTCTGTACAGTAGAGCAGTTTGCTGACGAAATCCTTTGCATGTATTATCTCGTCTATTTGTGCCCTTATGATGTCGGTGTCTCGTAGCTCACTAATGTATTGCACTGACTCTGAGTACCTAAGGTAGCCCATTCTAGTCTCACTGTAAAACTTCATCAGCATGTCAAAAACAAACTCTACATGACACTTACGAATTAGTACCGTGTCTTCATTCTCATTGGAGAATGTTCTAACTGCGAGCGCTGCTGCTAATCTTGCTACCTTGTATCTAGTTGAGCCCTTGTCTATTATTGGGCAGGTCTCTGAGAATGTCATACATAGTTTATTGACTACGGGACCTAATAGTTCGATTGCCACATTCTCAAACTTAATCTGAGAATGATCTCTGGACCAGCCCCATAGTATCAGCTCTCGGCATAGCTCAGATGTGTATTCATGATGAATTCTTGGTCGATATGACTGTAGCTTTGAAAGCTTGGCTACATCTATATCATCCTCTGACTCTGTTAAGCATAGGTCAAATCTTCGTATGTCCTCTGGCGCCCTGATTAGTTCCTCTATAGCCTGTATGCCAAATGTATACGATCCAACTGACTTCCCCTTTATAGGGTTGGATATCGCTATAAGCCTAGTTCTAGCGTGAGTCGATCTCTTCTCTATCTTAGTAATCTCTGCTATCCCCGTTGACCGCATGTCTGTCATGCCCTGGAAAGCACCCTTTGTTATTCCAGATAACTCTTCTAAGATGACTAGTTGTTTGTCGTATGTTGGAATTATACCCCAAGTAACAAACCACCTATTATTTATTGCAGCTAGTCCTCCTAACAGTCCAGCGAGTGTAGCCCCTTTACAAGATGTACGTTTACCAACACCGTAATGCTCCTTCAAGTTATTAGCTGTCTTGGTCTTACCTATAGACGAATCACCCACTATTAGAATCTCTACCCAACCTTTCTGTAGCTCATCATCTAGGACAAACTGAAGAGGGGAATGGTAAGCTAGGTCTATCGCTAAGTGCATTCTCCTACGCTCGTAGATGTATGTTACATTAGCTTCCAAGTCACAGTACAGTTTAGTTAGTTTATCTCCTATGCTCTTAGCTGTCCATTTCTCTGGTTGAAATATATTTAGGTCTGCCACCCCTTCGCCTTTGTATGAGGACAGCTCATCCTCTAGTGGATCATACTTTGAGAAGATAAAACTAGCTGTTTGTGTTTTTGCATGGGCGAAGTTTCTACCTGTAAATGTGTACTCGCAATTCGGTTCTAACTTGTTACCAACGCAATACGCTGTCTGCATACCTGCTACGTTTTCTCTTTCTGTCATCGACAATACATTACTGATCCTAGCTTCTTGTATCGAGTAGTGAGATAGTATCTTGAAAGTACAAACCTTGCACCTCTTTGGTATACCTACAGCAGCCTTTAATTCTATGTGCTGTATAGCTTCATGGGCATCACACATAGAGATAATAGACTTAGACTCCTCTGGTACTGTATACTCTTCATTCCCCTTAGAATGGAATACAGGGCAGAAACTACAGAACTCTTGTGACTTATCGCAGTCTATTTTTATTACCTTAGGTATCTCGTATGGCTGGTCTAGTATGGCTGTAACCCGACCCTTTACCTGTACTCGACTCCCTACATTAGTTCCCTCGATTGCACTAACCAACCCCATTTCCTTTGGTACTTCTCCGTTCTGTTTATATGGCTCTACCTTCTTAAGTTCATGTACAATAGAGTTTTCGACTATCGCTCTATGTAAAAATGAGTTATCGTCGGACTTGTATACCCGAACATAGTCGTTGATGTCTCCATTAGGAAACTCCTTAACATCTAATGGCAGAGAAGTAGTATGCACCTTCTTAGCATAGTTTATCAAAATACTAGCCACCTTTTCAGCAGCCGCCACCCCTGCCTGATCTATGTCTAGACAGACATATACTGTCTTGCCATGGAATTGTTGAGCTAAGGGTATAGATAGGTTAGACTCACCACTGGTGCCAGATATGGCACCTACCCCGTACTGATTGAGATAGTAGGCAGCAACAATAGCTTTTATCTCACCACCGCAGAGAACTATTGTATCGAAAGATAGCTGCTCTATTGGATACAGTCTATTCTCTCCACGTCCTTTTTGAGAGATAAACTTGTTGTGTTTCGCGTCGGGTTTGTACCGTCGTACATTAACATAGTATCCGGCTGTATTCTTTATCGGTATTGTTATCCTGTCTTTGTCCGCGCCCAGTCTATAGTATACGATCAGCTCGGGAGTTAGACCACGATAGAATAGTTGACTCTGTAGCCATTCATCCTGGAGCAATGCTCTACAGTATCTTTCAATGGCTTTTACGTTTGCTGTCTTGTCATTAGATACCCCGAACCTTAGAGCTAGGTCGTTTCGAATATCTATCTCAGCCTTGTTTACTTTCCTAGCTAAGAGATTGTATATTGACCCTTTTGCATCACAGACAAAACAATTCCAAACACCGGTGTTAACCTCTATGCTGCAACTAGGGTTGGTGTCTTTGTGAAAAGGGCATAGGCATTTTACGTTGTTCTCGTCTGTAGGTAGTGCATCAAATCCATAGGCTTTGAGTATATCTTTTACCGGCAACGACATTGTGCTTCCTTGATCTAATGAGATTACCGGTAAACTAACTCTAGTATAAACGCAGAGCAGCAAGAGGCAATAGATGGACTAACACATACTACCTCAACCCAACACTACCTTACGATCGGGGGAGTCTGACTCATACTCCACTGCTCTGCTGTGATTCCTGCTCTGCGATTCCTGCTCTGTGATTCCTAAACCGTGATTCCTGAACAAATAGAAAGAGTAGAGCAGTAAGAAACGGTATGAGGTCTTGAAAAACATACCGCCTCTACCTAGATATACCTAGGGGCCATATTCCACTGCTCTACTCGTTCGGTAGCAATACGCTTAGAAAGGGATACCGTCTCTGGATGTCGTAGCTACAGGTGCTACTGTAGCTCTAGGTCTAGGAGAAAGAAGAGTCGATTCATTGGAAACAGGAGCAGCCACAGGAGCTACAACATCAAGGGCAGCTACAGGAGCAGCAAGTAGTGCCGGTGCCGTTTCAACCACGGCCTCGATAGCAGGGGCCTCATTCTGTATCTCTTGATCCCGAATCATCTTATTGGTCTCAAGATACCCGTCGAACAATAGAGTATTCCTATCCATGTCCTCTTCTTTAACATATCTAGGTCCTGTCTGCGGGTTGTCTGCGGTTAAAGAATAATAATCACCTTTCTTCGCAACAGTGTACTTTGAATACAGCTCAAAGATACAATGATACATTGGAGCCTTTCTCAGGTTAGCAAGGGCACCAAAGGATGAACCGTTCTTATAACTTCCTACAGAAAAAGAGATTATAACCGGTATAGAATCGAATCCATCCAAGTGAAGAAAAGAGATATAGTTAAGAGTCTCACAAAACTTAATACTCTTCTCTCTATTATCAGGTTCCTCTGGATATGGGAGAGTATTGACACTCTTATCAAAACTCTTAGCCCTGCGAGCTATCTCGCTATTAGGATCGCGACTTCTTTCTCTGACAAATGGTTCCACATTTATTGGATTCCGAATAATCCACTCTACAAAGAAGCTTAAAGGAGTGAAGGGTATTCTTTGAGACTCCGTTGTTGGGGCACCGTCTGCCGTTAGTATAACAGGAGCAATTACCTCATTAGTTGGGGTCAATATAACGTCACCCACTGAACGATCCTTAAGTAGCTCCGTACTAGAGGATTGCACAATCTTAACGTACTGAGCTGTGGTGTACTGCCTAGCTTCCTCTAGACCACTAGCCAGTGGTACTTCTCTGTCCGCTAGATAGATTTGCAGGTACTCTGGTAGGTCGTTGCTGTTAGTAGGGACAGCAGGTAGGTTTTCTTGAGTCGGCATTTTTTCCTCTTCTTTGTCTTGAGGGTTAACGTTAAGTATCCTAGTAGCAATCTGATTTTGTGGTGTAGTCATCTAATCTCCTTGAGGTTAAATATTCTCTTTTCCATATCTTCTTCTACGATATAGTCCGGCCCAAATTCAGGGTTAGTTACGGACAGACTATACGAACTCTCTACTTCATCTGTAACATACCTTGAGTACAAATCAAATAGACAAAGATGCATAGGTGTTTTCCTTAAAGCGATAAGGTTACCAAAATCTAAGCCATTTTTGTAGTTTCCTAGTGCGAAAGATAGAGTAACAGGTAGCACAACAGGCAGTACAACAGGCGTGTCATAGAGTGCCAATATATGGAGAAAGCAAATGTAGTTGAGAATCTCACAATACTCCACCCCCTCATACTCACCATTAAACTTCTTAGCTCTACGGGCTATCTCGCTATCAGGGTCCCTACTCCTATCTTTGATAATTGGTAACCCATCTACAAAATTTCTGACCATCCATTCTCTAAAGAAACTTATAGGGGTGAAAGATGCCTTTCTTGAATCCGTCCCCGATTCATTATTATCTGTCAAAACAACAGTAGCAACCACCTTATTACCAGGGTGCAGAACAATGTCACCTGCTAGTCGACCTTTAGATAGTTCCTCGCTGCGTGTTTGTATAACATGAATGTGGGCTGGTTCATTTAGGTTATCTAGGTATTCCTTCAGGTACTCTGGTTGCTGATATGTATTGGTCATTTGATTTTACTCATTTCATAAGCTAAACTGCTAGAGAATGAAGCTCTCTCTTTACTTGTGATAGAATAGACATTACGGACAGCACGCTTATCTCTGAGTACAGGGGCAGTGTCACAACATGTATCGCCATACTTATCTAGTAGCAGAACATGTCCCGGTACAATAACCATGTAATACGATGCAGTGCTACTCATTCTATTTTTCTTTAACTCTTTCCTTAGTGCTCCGACCGTAATGGATTCAATCTTCATAGCAGTCTCGACTATCCATCCGTGTTCTTTTAAGATATCTGTACAATCTTCTTTGTACTGAGATTCGTTCCATTCTTTGACTCCCAAATATCTCAAAATTGCTGATGTACAGGGTGTCCTGTAATACTCGATTATGTCAATCTTGTATATCTCTAGCCAACCAACCCAGTCTGTAGAGTCAGACTTAACTAGGATACAATCTGACCCTCCCATGCACTTAGGGTGGCCTACTTCTCTCAACGTTTCGAACAGAGGGCCATGCTCCTCTAGTAGAGCGAACATGTCCCCGCTTCCTACCATAGAGGTTATCCGTTTGTCACATGACATTATGCTATTCGCTCCTTTCCTCTTCAAATACTTCTCTGATTATCTTAAGTAACTCATTATCATCATTTGGTAAAACATACCCCTTAGACAGCATTGCCCTACGTATGTTATCGTATGCTTTAGTTAATGTGACATCAACTTCGTCCGGTGTCATTTCGATACCGCGAGCATTCCTAACTTCTCTTGCAACCTTTTGCAATCTTCTTTTACTTCTTGGCATGTTATGTTATTCGCTCCTTCCCTCTTCAAATACTTCTTTGATTATCTTAAGTAACTCGTCATTGTCATCTTCAGGTAAAATATGTCCTCTAGACAACAGTATCTTGCGTATGTCGTTGTAGGCCGAAATCAGTGTCTTATCAACTTGGTCTGGTGTCATTTCGACACCATAGGCATCTCTAATATCTCTTGTGATCTTTTGCAACCTTTTTTTACTTACCATTGTCATGTTATCTCCACTTTAAAGACTTTGCGATTAGAGCAGCTACTTTATGCTCATCATCTGGTAAGGTATAGCCCTTAGACCTCATGTCTCCGTGCAGCCTCTCGTACACTAAAGTCATCTCTTTGTCTACTTGATCCGTAGTCATCTTAATACCCTTAGTGTTTTTGAGAATCTTTACAATCCTTTGCAATGATTCTTTACTTCTTGGCATGTCATGCTATCTCCGTTTTGGTTTTTCTCATCTTCAAGTCGTATTGGGCTTTCTTTTTAGATGGGTCAACGCCCGGTGGCAAAGGCTTACCTTCTTTAGATAGCTCTGTGCATAGCTCCAGCATAGAGGGGTAGTGTGGTCTGACTATCTCTTTGTCGGCTATTTCCTTTGGGATGCCTAGCCAGTCCATCAATTCGTCCCATCCCTCTCTATCTTTCTTGATTGGGAATGGTGCGTACATCTTCACCTCCGGCATAGCTGTACAATAGGGTGTCCGTATTGGTTCTCCGTTCATCGTGGTGGCTTGGTTTTCTGTCCATAGTAAACAAGCCATGTTCTTTATGTGAGAGGCAGCTTTGGTCAATTCTTTTCGAAGGTCCTCAAGGTACTTAATTGATTGGGCTAGAGCAAATGCAGCATCAGCTAGTTCTACCTCACTTAGCTCGTTTGCAACGTCCTCTTTCAGGTCTATTAGCTGTTTGTAGATTTCCCTATGAGCCTTCCTTGCTTGGACGTATAATAGCTTAGCTGATGTGTGCATAGTGTTCTTTCTTGTACTAGTGTTAACCGTTAATATTAACGTAGAGTATTTTTTGCCATTATACCAATTGTCTCGGACAATTGGTGTATCTCACTAATTGGGACTAAGTCCACTGTGGTCGTACCTTTCTCTCTTAATATTACACTGATGGCTTTGTATTCATTACAATATTCTATTTCCAGCGTCCCACCTTGTTGTTTCAAAATTCTTATCATCGCTTCCCAATTTTCATCCATACGAATAGTCCCATAAGTGTTAGAAGTATTAGGTGTGTAATAGTACTTGGTTCCGGTACTGCTACTAAGACTGTAGGATAACCCTTACCCCAGTTAACAGCTAGTTGATGCAGGTCAGCGGTGCTAATAAATCCATCCCTAGTGAAGTCTCCTTGGTCCCAACCGCCATGTTGCTGCCAACTGGTCCCTATGGTGTTCAGGTCAACTGCATTCACTAGACCGTCTCTGTTAGCATCACCCTTGACATAGCCTAAGTCTAAACTGTCTAGGGTAATGTCTATTGTAGGTCTTTCTGCCCAATACGGCCTATCAATGTCACTCTTCAGTATAAACCTAGTAACTCCGTCCTCTAGGAAATCACCAGTTACCAAGGGCAAGTCTTGCAGATAGATCAGAGAGTCATCCCAGACAATATCGGCATCCTTTCTATCGGCAATAGATAAGAATGTTGAGAACGTATTCTCTGGCTCACCTGACGATACTAGATTCCATGACCCAACTGCAATACTGTCAAAGGTTGTTGGGGGTGCTGGGCAGCAATCTACGTAATCATTAGCTATGAAAAGAGCTGTCTCTCCGTTACCTGCATAGGTGAGTGTATCATCTCCAATCGTAGCTCCAAAACCTAATGGGTCACCAGTTACAGAATCAATAGAGAACCACCCAGATACATTGTCACCCTTTCTGGCATGTAACATCATGCTATCCGGCCTACCTGTATTGTTAGCAATTTCTTTAACAATGCCTGTGAAATTGTACTTTACTGGTGATGCAGTCGACATTGATACCAACAATGTTATAACTGTTGCTGCTTCCACGACTCTTCTTGTTGTTTTTCCCATTCTCTGCATTGTCTTGTCCTCTTAAGAATTTGCCCCGAAACATATTCACGTTCACGTCCACTAAAGTCCCACCAATCTACTACAAAAAACTTGTCGTTATTAGGTCTCTTCAAAACGACTGACATTTCTTGCGTATTGCCGCTAGGGTCCGGCACCCAACCCATCTTGTATAGGGTTGCTTTGACCTTGCGTGCTCCCCACTCTACTTCTTTGCATCCTTTAAACTGGATATAGATGTAACCTTTGAATTCCCTCTCCTCCCAGATGAGACCCTCTTTGAAATCTCTATCAGACCAAGCCCTAGATTGTTCGGACCTTAGAATATCAGCTATGCGACCTTTCAAGAAAAAGATATTCCAATACTGATTAACGGGGAAATCACTCCTGTATCCGTACTTTTTTGCAACGTACCCATACTTTAAGTCTTGAGGATTCATATTAGGAGGTATGCCGAGTCTCTTGTTATCTGGGTACTTAGAGTATTTTGTCTTCTCCTCTCTTTCGTACTTCTCCCTTCTTTCCTTCCAATAATTTAGCTCTTTAAGATACTCAGCAGCTATGGCATTGCTTTTCCTCTGTGCTCTAATCCTAGTCTCATTTGTATGCTGTCCGTAGCATGGGCTTTGCAGGGCTAGTAGTATCAATGGCACCAGTAATCTTCTCATTGCGAGTCTCCCTGCGACACCCCTATAGGTCGAATCACTAAAGCATACATGTCGATATTAGAGTATAAATCATTAGGCACTGGGTAACAAGCTAACCATTCAATCTTCTCTGAATTACTGTCTCTCATGTTGAGGTACTTATCGTTTGGCCTAAGACTACCTTTTGCCACTTCATAGCCATCTGGAATATGTATCTCTTTCCCACTAACAATGACTGTTTGACTGATCTTCTTCCCATTAAGGATTGTCGTTTGACTCATTACCGACCGTTCAGCTATGTTACCACCTAACCAACTTGTGATTATTTTTTGTTGATTCTCAACCTTTGCTAACCTAGCATCAAGTTCAGCGATAGCTGCAATCATCTTGCCAATAGCTTCAGATAGGCATGGCTGACCTGAAATGTCACAACTAAGGCCAACTTCTAGCATTCTTTGTGCGATGTTTTGTTCGCTCATGTTTTCCTCTCAGATTCTGACTTAGATTCTGACTTAAATATAATATTCATGCGGGCGATGTATCTTTCTGGTCTATCTGAGTTAGGCATCGTCTGAGTTAAGTTATTACATCCTGAACATTCAATCACTGCAAATTGCCCTTCGGATGTCGTTACCCAAGATGTAATTTCTAAGTAATGTACATGCTTACTCATGTTTTCCTCACGACGTCTTGATTGCGAAACTTATCAAACAATTCCTTCATTTGTAAACCAGTAACATCCCTGCATAGAGGGTCACAAGTACACTCTATCATTGTGAAATGTCCGCCATCAAGATTCTGTTTCATTATTAAATGCATCTTGTCAAACGTATCCTGACTATCCATAGCCTCAACTAGATGACAATATTTAACCGGCATGCTCATGGTTCTCTCCCTAGTACCTTTCATAATGTCTAGTTTGATACTTACATAACATCTGACCTAGCGCGTCCCGTTGTCTCTCGTTTAGGGTAACTGACCACATGTTTATTGCACCCTGCTTATCTCCTAATCCTTGTTTCCATTGCAATGTCAAGGTTGCATCACCCGCTACATTGATTGTTACATCTAAGACTGATCCGAACCCATCCGGTTGCCCTAATGCACCAGAAAATCTCATTGCATCAACTTTGCTATTTGACTTTGGTGTCAATTCCCCTGTATTAAGTTCGCTCATGGTTCTCTCCCTAGTTTAAGTCAGCAGACGACTTAGCCCCGACTAACAGCTCCACGTACTTGTTATCTATTCTATCCCATGACAGAGTATAGAATGACTCGTGCTCCGACAAGAGAGCAGACGTCAGCCTACAGTTAGCTGTGATGTTCCCAGCGAAGACAATGAAGTCCTTTTCGTAGTCGTACATATTCTCTTTTAGAGACTCCACACATTTAGTCTCAAAGTCAATCATGAATATGTCGGTGTCCTTAAGGTCCTTGAATAGGTACTTGATTATGCCGAACTCAGATGCTGGCGTTATGTCTATACCGAAGACATTAGAAACTACGAAACATTTCGGTGAACTAATCATACATTTATTTCCAAGTTGAGAACACTCTTGAGGACCTTCCTTAGATCAGACAATTCCATTGCAGCTATTTGTTTCTCGACAACAACTAGTCTGATCTGCTCATCTATGCTGTTGGGGACAACTATGTCTGTGGTTCTAACTGGCACCCTAGTACCTTTCCTATGAGGACGAAAACTAGATTGATCTCTGTCTAGGCTGGACCAGTTTGTGCAATAGTATACAGCCTGGGTCGTATTCGTGGTTAGCTTAGCTTCGTCCCCATTCCACCAGTCATAACCCACTAGGTTGAGACCTACTCCACCTGCTGCCGGGTTACCTACCCATACTTTGCACTTTGGGTCACCATTGAATCGTTCTTCTGCCTCTTGTCTCTTCTTAGAGCTAGTAGCCCCATGGAACGTTACATGGTCAATACCCTCTTCAGTCAGTCTCTCACTAATCTTCTTGATCGGTGGGATAAAGCATGACCATACTAACGTCTTCTCCTCCGGCCCTTTTTCTTTCAGTATCTCTATTAGTGTTTCAATCTTAGGTATCGGGTCAAAGAACCTAGTAACAGTGGATAGCACCTTCCCGGTCTCTTCGGACACTTCGCCATCCCATTTGGCGTACCCTGCTGTTATCTCTGACAGCCTTAGAAGCTTAGTCAAGATATGATTAGTGGTCAATGTATTGACAAAGTCACTACCCTCTATCTCTGCGATCAATTGACTAGCTAGTTGTTTGTAGACATCCGTCTGCTCTCCAGTCATTGTTGATTCGATGATGTCAAATGTTCTCTCCGGCAAGTCAGGTAACGCCTGCTCTAGAGTAATAATGAATGAGTGTTTAGCTAGTCTCTCCTGCAAGAAAGGTACGTTCTGGAATCCAACTAGTTTCTGTATACCATCGGAATGTCCGCCACTAGCCTTGAAGTCTGTATCATAGACAGCATGAAAGTTTTTGAATGCTGCAAAGCTAGTGAATCCGCTGCATCCCTTGCCGATCCACTCGAACTGGGTATACAGGTCCAAGAGAGTATTAGCTATTGGGGTGCCAGTCAGAGCTAGTCTCTTTTCGCACTTGTCCCTTATCTTCTCAATGTACTGCCACCTAGTAGTTGTATGACTCTTAATGTATTGACTCTCATCAAGTATACCTATGTTCCAATCAATACATTGTAGTTGTGTCCAGAACACGGGTATTGTGTCGTAACCAATAATGCAGACTGTCGCGTCATGCCCACCATCATGGAACGCCCTTATCAAAGCTTTAATTCTGTCCTCTAGTGTTCCCTCAATTATCGTAGCTTTGACGGAGCAATCGCAGAACCTCTCTAGTTCCTTCTTCCAGTTTAGTCGGACGTTGTTTGGGCAGATTACTAATGACCTATGCATGTACCCCGTTTGCTCTTTGACATACTTAGCAAAGGTGGAGATCAGAGAGATAGCTACTAGAGTCTTGCCACAACCTTGTTTGAAGAATAGACCGTATCCCTCTGATAGAGCAGAGTTAATTGCAGCGACTTTCTGATAACAAGTCATCTCGAAGCCGTCAGCTATCTTTAGATTGTTCTCAGGTACGGTTTTGTTCTTGAAGTATTCAGCAGTTCTCTTAGCTATTTGATCAGAGTTATAGGACCGCAAGAGAGTGTTGACAAAGACTACCTTAGTCTTTTCATCCTTAAAGAATATACGGTCTTCAAAGTTTGCCTGAATCAGCTCTACAGTATAGTCAGTGATACCTAGGTGATACTTAGCTACACTGTCTTTACTTACCAGCGCTTTTCTCTCAGGTATTCGAGCTATGACCTTATGCGACCTGTAGCTAGGGTGGGTTGGGGCGTCACCGTTCTCGCCTGGAGTGTACAGCCGTGCTTGAAACACACTGTCCTTATTGTCCAGAGCTAGAGATATGTGGTCCGTGTCTTTGAGACCAATGGGCTCGAATAGCCTACGAGTATTGTCAGTGGAGCAGAGCATTGGGTGTACCTATGTGGTAATGTGTGCGTGTCGCTCAGCCAGCAGCCGACCGCTGTCCTCTGTCCGAGTCTGACAACTGAAGCCGCGGCAGTATTACTGGGTCGCCGCATGCTTGGCCGCCAGGCGTCCAGAGAGATCGCTGAGTAGGTGTAACTGTGTGACCGGCATAATTCGTGGCCGGCAGTGTAAACGCTGTGTGTACCTCCATTATACGAGATACCAAGTGTCCGGTAACCCCTCTACTGGGGGATGGGCAAGGAATTGACCTTTAGGCAGCCAATTAACCTAAACCCATCAGACCCAAGCCACCCCTACTTGTCCGGCAGAAAGTCGAGAAAAGATTTCTTCTTGTTTCTCTTCTTCTTTCCGACCATATTGATAGCCTTAGCTACCGCCTGCTTCGGAGGGATACCTTCTTTCTTTAGTTCGGCAATCTTCTTGCCAACAGCGTCATTACCACTCTTCTTTTTCTTGTGCGACGACTTCTCGTGCAACCCCATAGTGTCTCTCCCTAAGTATTAAGTAGTCTAGTCAACCGTAAAAACCAGTAAAGCTTCCTCCAGATCAGTTTGACCATTTTGACCCGCATCACTAGATATAGTGAATTGCATAGTATCTCCAATATTTGGTTTCCAAAACCCTCTCGTAGGTTTACTGTCTCTAAACGTCCCTGTTCTTGTATGAGTAAAGCTAGAAAATACCGGAACAAAAAGCCTTAACCCAGTGCCAGTTGCAAGTTCAATAATGTTTCCTTGCGCATCCTGATTATTAGCAGACATTATAAACCGCCACAGTACATCAAGATTTATATCTGTACCCATATCAAAATTCGCTGTAAAGACACCTGAGACATAAGAGAATAAGGTCGATACCTGCCCGGTATACAGAGGAGAAAATGTCCATAACATTGTTGCACCACCAGAGGGTACACTAACAATGGGTGTTGCTGTCCATATCTCTGTATAAGGGCCTTCCATAGCTACCGACTGAAGCAACCAATTAGCTCCATCATAATCATACTCCCTTGCCTCTCCACCCTGGAGCATAATTGCTGTGTCCTGTAGCTTACGAGATAGTAGGGACTCCACCTGACTGGCACTAGTCAAGGCATCTATAGTGACGCCATTAGCCCCTAGTGGAGAAGACTTCTTAACGTGAAATCTATCACTAGACTTAGCACCTAAGGGAGTAAATATAGTTACAGCTCCAGCAGTTGGATCGGCAATTATCCAATCATTAACTGATGCTTGATAAGGACTATCAGTGTTAGTTATGTTGACCTGTTTAGATAACCAATCCACCCAGTTAGTACCATCACTCCAGGTGGGTTTATTTGTATCCAGGTTCCATATCTTTGTACCTATAGGTACTTCATTAGCAGGTGGAAGGTTAGCTACGGTTGATTCAAAGTGATCGTTAGCGCCTTGGATGACACCGGTGTTATCTTGATAGATTAGCCCTGCGTCTGGCTGGTCAACTACTGCAAAGTATTGACAACGTATTCGGTTGCCGTTATATGCTGTATGAAATAGTAAATCGCAAATAAATAGAGTTTCTGTTGACGGTAACGTAAAAGGTATCGACACCCATTGCGGCTTGCCCCCTTCAATTCGAACCGTATATTGACTGCCAGCACCAGAAAATGGAAGAAATGTCCCTGTTACCCAATCTAATACATCCCCACCGACTCTCTGCAATTGAATTCTCACAAATATTTCATAATCAGCCCAAACAAGAATGTTAACCCAGTATTTTCCGGCAACGGTACTTGTTGTATTTTGAATCCTCACTGTATTATTTACAGGTGGAACAGGGGCTGAATCAACCCAAGATAAACATACGGGCCTACCCTCTGTTACATCATGAGCACTTGCAGGATGAATACCAAAACTATCAACAAATGATTCCGTTTCAGTTCCACTAACACTCTCAAGAGCTAATGGCCGAGTCGGGATATAAGTGTCCTGAATAAGATTAGCATGATTCTTTTCTGTTACTGGAGGCAAATCACGAACACCAGCCATTTGTCCGCCAAACGGAATAATCTTATTTAGTCCAGGGTCGTTTGCATCTTCAATTACGATCTTAAGAGATTCATGTGGTGGCATAAATATGATATTCTGTGTACACCCCTTTTCGATAACAATTTTTTGATTATCTCCTATAGCACCACGAATATGTACAACATTACCTTGTGAATTTCGTACCACCCCGCCACTATCAGTAAAATTTGCAATCCTTATAATTTCTCTTGTATTATTCTCAGATACCATCATCCCATCAATTAAAACATTCCCGACACCGGCTAATTTAATACCGATAGGCGTTGCCTCTGCATAGAAATTATGAATTATTTTTGAGTCGTATTTATTCCGATCTATGGAACGTACTTCATCATATTCTATAAGCAGACCCCCAGTATCGCATTGATCCGTTCCACAATTATCCATTGTAAAAGCAGCCGAGCCATGGATATAGAATCCCCAGCCATTATGAAACTCGCTATCAATTTGCTCAAGCCTAACTTGACCAGCACCAGCTACCTCTAATCCATTTGAGCTACCATTTGTAATATGACAATCTGATATCTTAAAATTATAGTTATTTACATAAACAACTGGATCGGCTGTTGTATTAAAATCGCGCAATCCTGAAAAGCTTACTCCCTGTATTGATCCATTGAATAGAGGGGATGATCCAGAGGCATCTAGCAACCCTGTATTCTCTCCAACAGCAACACGCAATAAGCTATTTCTCTGCCCATCCCCTATAATATTTCTCTGACCACCACCAATTAATAGATTAAGGTCTATTTTTTTGGTATCAAATCCCGACGGACCAGGTATATACAAGATACCACCTGCTTGGGCAGCATTTATATTACGCCCAGCGATGTATGTACTGTCTATTGCATCTTTATTATCAGTTGCATTAGTTCCTGATTCCAATATATTTAATGCCCCAAACCAGCGAATATTAACTCTTGATTGAACTATATCAATAACACCACGGTTAAGCTGATCAACATGGTCAAACAGTTTTACACCGGACCTTACTTGTCCTTTTATAATCAACGTCCCGCCAGTAGGTACAGACAAAACCCCACTAGCACCTATGAGAGTTATCCCCTCCGAAACAGCATAGGATGATACAGCTAACGTCTCACTAACATCAATATACAACTCCCCGTTGCCACTCATGATTGACAATGCAGTCGCGAAGTCTGGATAGTGGCTAAGCTTGTTAAGTGTATCGAACTCCCTAACATAGGCACCTGTTCCGATACCCACAGCCTCATAGTTAATAACCTCATCAAATACAGTGACACCAGAGTCATAACGGAACATATCATGCTCACCATTGATGAACACTTTATCCCCGTCGATACTCAGGGTATATATCTTCATCTGCGCTATGGTAGGGAACTGCGCTCTACGTGCCATCTGATATTTTCTCCGCTTTCTTCAGCATTCTACTTATACCGAACTTAGGTATCTTTAATCCCTGCTCAACAGCATTGTTATGAACTGCCTGTACAATAGCATCATGGTTAGCCCTAACCCACCTTGCGCCATTCTGATTCATTAGTTTCTCTAGGCTTATGCAACTAGCACACTTAGTATACTCGATCCTAAGAACATTAGCCCACCACTCCATTAGATTAGTAAAGTCTGTCCCTATCCCTTTGGCTGAGCAAGGATACTTTCCATCATATCTCTCAGGAGTACCAGACAGTGTCCTACCACACGATGTACACTTAACATGGTATTCGTCTACCTGAATGAATTCACAGGTTATTACATCTTTTGTTATTGTACACTTTGCCATTATAGCTATACAAATTCCATAATAGCATCATCATTGAACAACATATCAGCGTCATCATTGAACACCATATTACCACCACCAGACGCTAGTGAGAAGACGGAGCCTCCGTCTCTTGCTAAAACGTATCACGTACCACCATTAGGTGTACCTAACTCCGAGACAGTATTTCCTGGGTCCTGAGGGATACCATTAACCTCCATGAAAACCGGCCCCTCATCAGGGGCATTCCAAGATATAGAAATACTTTTACAGCTCTTTGGTATTGCAGGGGCATTATCAGGTAAAGATATATTTATCTGGGCACTACCTCCGACAATAGGCAAATCCGCTAACCTAGCATATCCCCAGCTAAAAGTTTCAAATCCAGGTTCAGCACTAGGATAAATCAACCGAGCTATGAGTCTACAATTAGCGTCTCGGCATTCAACAATAGGCCGCCCTTTGGACGGAGGAGTCATAGCATTGTCTACGTCTACACATAACGTAAGAGCACCAAATAGCTCACTAGCCCCAGATATTAAAGACTTAGGGGCCTCACAAGCGTTCATCGCCCTCTGACCACCACATGAACAGGTACAAGCACCAGAGGGTATGTCTAAAACACAACCACAAGGCGGACATGTGAGATCAGAACAACCACTAATCCCTGTAAATCCGCCAGGTAATCCGCTAGGTAAATCTTTTGAACACTCTAAGGGACGTAAACATGTTGTACTGTACCCATCATTTAAATAAATTGGATCGTTAGTTATTATACCGGCACAAGGGGATGGCGGTACACACGTATAATTAGGCGTAACGCACTGCTCTTTGCAACCACCGGTTATTGGACCAAAGTCTATTACGAATTCGTAAGTACCTCCAGGAGCCAAGTCAGGAGAAGTCTCGGTATTAGCAGTAAGCAGAGGAAAAGGACATTCTGGTTCAGTTGGAAATTCAAACCCTAGTGAAAACGAGGGCTGGCGTAACTCTACATTTATGTTGTTTGATCCAGGAAGATTATCATTACATACAGTAATCTTAACTCTGAAATTTGGAGCATTCGGAAATGCCGGATCACAAGGACAAAACACATCCTCTAGAGGTATGTCTAATCCAAACAAGCACCCCTGCATATTACGCCCGGAGGGAAAGTTCGCTTGCACTTGTCCAATAGTATTAGTTATGTCGTTAAATGTACTCCAGTCTGCGCTAATCTGAGAATTACAGAGATTCTCAATCGTCATACGTTTAACTACTGCGCCAGTAAGAGGACCCCCAGCTATTTCTGCAACAAAGAAATCTGCTTGTACGCCAATATTTCTAATGCAGCAAGGGTAATGATCTCTACAGCTATCATCTCCGCAGCAATTAGTGCAAGGAGATGTATTCTTAGCCCAAGGTAGTTGTGCCATTGTATGTCATATATGCTATGGTGTTGTGATGTTATGGTGTTATGGCTGTGATGCTGTGGTTATGGTGTTATAATGTTATGGCGGGCAGCAAACGACATCGACATAGGGGACGCCATCAATGAATTTGCCCTGTATACGCTGATCCATAACAACAGGAACACCACAATGATTGTACGTTTGTATCTCTACAGGCTGACCACCGGAATCCAGTATATCTATGAAGGTCGCAGTTCCATCTAATTTCTGTAGCCTAACGTTAGGGCCAGCAGTAGTCCCGGCAGTACCACCAGGGTTTGTAGTCGGTGTACCAGCAGGTATTGTAGCTATAGTCCAACCTATAAAGCCCACCTCAGAGTTAAGAACTATTGCCATCATACCGATTCCACTATAGGAATGGCACGCAACAACTGTATCTTTTAGAATCGTCTGTGGAGAAACATTAAAAACAGGGTCTAATAGGAAAAATGGTCCTGCGGCATTTGGATCAGCCGCTTCAAAAAGAATATTACTTGCTGGCCCTCTAGCATAAATCCTTACACTACCTTCACCCATTACCAAATTTACACCATCGTAAGGTGTCAGCTCGGTCTCTACTGCGCCTAATAGTCCATTAGTCTGTGCCAAACTAACCCATACGCCCTTAACACCTAACTTAGTCTCTGAGGGAGAAAAGCATACAAATCCTGCATTACGTTCGTCTACTGAGAAACCATTAGTTCTAATTCCACACGGATACCCAATCTTAGGATCAGGTCCAGAAAGGGAACAAAAATACCTACGACCCGGAACTATAGGATAAGCGTATCCTTCCCGATTAGCCTTTATAGGTACTTGTCCATTAGTATAATAACTTAATAAAGAACCATCACCATTAACACTAGTGGTCCCTAACCTAGACACAAACATAGGGATAGGGTCTTTAGAATTTGTACTTGAACCAGTCCTAATCCCGAACACGCTAAAAGAGCCATAATCTTCAGGAGGCACTACAAAGATAGGGTCAGGGTCTACATATAGTTGAGTGTTTTGATATGTACCTGAGTCTGTGACATGCCCAGCCTCTATCTTCATCTCCCTCTGTGCCATAGCCCTATAGGCATTCAAATCCTCATGTCTAATACCAAGATCGCCTTTAGAGTATTCTCGTATTTGTGAAGGGTCTATGGCCATACTTATCCATCCTCTTCTTCAACAGTTATTCCAAAACGGAATATTCGCGTCTTAGTCCAATCAGCAAGTGGATAGTTCTTAACAGCCGCTAGAGTGCCACCCTTATCGGTCACCATTTCCACATACCTGTTATCTACTGTCCGCCAATACTTGTTCCAAGTACCGGGCCTATACACCAACCTTTGAACTACTTTTGCTATCTTCCCACCATTAGCCTTGCTCTGTATATCAATAGAAGGGTCAGAATACAACAAAGTCTCTGGAGCGGCTCCCCACCTTATAACAGGTAGAATAAAAATATCCTTATTTACTGTACCTATAAAATCCAAATAATCATCATCAATAGGTACGGGTATTTCACTTAAAGTTCTAATAAGAACCCAACCCGTTCTATAGAATCCCGGTGCCTCAGCAATCGAAACCTTATCGCCAAGGGTTGCTGGACCGGGAGGGTCTTCAGGATCAGCCGGCGGAACAGTTCCATTCCAATATACATGTTGTTCTGAGAGTTTAAGGAATTCAGAATTTGGCCTTACTTCCTCACGAACTAATCCGGTGAATGGAGAATTACTGTATTTAACTGTAAGAATAGCATGTGCATAAACAATCTTTTCCCCAGTTAAGGTTTCTTCACATCCTTCAGGAACTACTGATATAGCAAAGGCCCTTGGCGGTCTAGCGAGTAATCTTGAATCTGGCCATTTTCTCCTATTATCTAATATATCCTCGACTACGTTGTTCCTTTGACTCCAGGGTGTTCTAAGGCGAACACTAGCACTAGTCGTACCTTGTACAGAGTCGAACTCCTCACGTGGAGAACCTTCCTCTTCCCACACATTAACTAGTTTTGAATAAAAGCCCATTGTACAATATCGTTAAAATACAAGAATGCGTGATTGTGCCTCTGCCAACCGCTCATTTAGAGCATCTCTTTGTGACTTAGCTTGTTCTTCTTGTGTAATTCTCTCACGAGTAGCTCCCTCCAAACCTCCAATGGCATTGGTCAATTTTTCCTCATCATTCTCAATGCCTGCCTGCCTTCTTACTTCTTGAACTCTTCTATCTTCCGCAGCCTGCTCAATACTAAATGCGAAGTCTTCCAGAGGCGTAGCCAACCTTAAGTTCTTTTGTTTCTCCAACTCCTTAGTTACCTCTTTCTCTCTATTGACCCTACTGGTATTCCCTCTCTCAGTTAATTCAAGAAACTTAACCCAATCCTGCACTATCTCATCGAATGCTTCTTGAGTACCAAACAATTGAACAATTATTGTCTGAATTATCAGTCCGATAGCTTCCAAGATAGGCAACAATGCATTAGCTAGTATCTCTATTATACTGAGTATAGGTCGTATGATTGCAAGGACCATTTCAGCAAATGGAGCTAATGCCTGAAAAAGTTGTTCATTCAAGTTCTTAAGCCTGATGACTAGAGCATTAAGTTGTCCACCCAATGTCTTAGCTTGTGCCTCAGCTACACCTGAAAACCTAGATTCTACAGACTCAAGTATAACCTCTGCTGCCTTTGCAGTCTCACCTATTGCTACGAACCCTTCAACTAACTTTTTCTGAGACGCAGTTAATTCAAGGCCGACTCTCTCCAATCTTTCAATACCTTTTATAGGTTGCTGTAGGGCCTTACCCAACCTAATAGTGGCACTAGTAACATCTGTGCCAAGAACGGATGCCATGTCAAAAGCAGCTTTTGTAGCTCTTTGAAAGTTCTCTCCACTGATTTTATTGAAAGTAGAGAGCACACCTTGTACATTCAGGATTACCTCATCCGATACAGATATGATATTCTGTAACTCTTTGGCTTGCTCTTTTAGTTGACTTGCAGTGAATCCCGAAGCATTACCTGTAGCCCTAAGAACCGACTCTAACTGTACCTCTGCCCGTATCTGTTTGTCATACTGTGCAAACAACCTCTGGAAAGCACCTATAAGTCCATCAATAGCTCCTGTTACTTCTCCAACAGTAAGTGTAAGATGGTCTAATGCAAAACCAGCAAACCTAAGAACAGCACTCTCAGATTCCTTTAGAGAATCTAATAGGTCCTCATTTTCAGCTAACAAATGAACGACTACACTAGCCGCAATACCTGCCACAGCAGCCATGATTACACCTGTCTCCTAGCAACCCACTTATTAGGGGTATTAGCAATAGCTTTGCTCCTTTGTTTCTCTATCTCTAGCAACTTATCTATCACTATGCCATGTTCCCCAGGAGTCATCTCCCGTATTTGCTCAAACGTCCAACCACAACTAGAAGCAAGGAATGTATACAACATCTGCTTACTATCTAAGAATTCATCGTATGATCTTTTTCTTTGTTCAAAGCTTTTCTCTTCTTTTTTTTTATACCAACAGACTCGCTAACCTCCTCCCCATTCTTCTCAGAAGCCGGAACTAGCTGATTCATTTTCACAACTAGATCATCAATCACCTCTGACTTGCTCATTTCTTCCATCAGCATATCTGATGTCAAATTTGGATGACTTTTCTTTGCTAACTTGCATAACAAGAATGTCATACCATCAACAGTTCTGATATGTTTGAGACCTAACTCTGATCTAAAGAAAGCGACTGATGCCTCTCTAACAGCTATAGATAAGATTAGTTCTCTAGAGTCAGAAGGTAGGGTCTTAGAAGCCCTATCAGCTATGGTGATTATTCTTTCCTGTATGAAAGAATCTATCTCTGAAATAGATTCATCAGAAAGAGTAGAGAGAGTTAGGTCTAGTTCACCGATTTTGAATTGTATGGTCTTGTTACTTCGCACATCTATAGTCATAAGTGTCCCAATGTTGAAGTGTAAAAGTGTATAAAGTATTCAAAGCATTAGGGGGTAGGGGTAGGCCACCAAACAGGGGTGCCTCCAGGAAAAACGATCTGTCCTGTAAGTCCCCCATTAAAAGCTTGCATTTCAAAACTCTTGTCAAACCCGACTATAGTGCTAGGAGAACTTTGAATATCCCCTTGTATGTTGGTATGATCCTTCATTATAGCCCACTTTAATAGCCAGAATAGAGCAGCATCAGTATACATCCTAAGTTGATAATCTACCCCTGAATCAATCTCTAATGTAGTATTAGGTCCCCCTACATTAAGAACTTGTTGCATCGTCTCTTGCCTACTCATACCAAGTGTAAAATCTATACCACCGGGTAAAGACTCCTTAGCACAATTAGTATTACTATTTGCATATTGAGTATTAGCTGCTGTAAATGTTAGAGCCGCAGACGTTAAATTCTCTAATTCAAAGAATTCTGTAGCTGCCGCATCAGATATCTCTATCTTAGTGGGGCAAACATCATTAACATTCACTGCTGTAGTATCAGGAGTAAAATCAGCGTCATACGCACGAGAAAGAGGGCCTATACCTGTAAACGACACTGTATGCATCATTGGGTCCTGAGTTTCCCAATTCCAATTGACCACCACTTGGTCAATTATGATATCTCCAGTATAAATAGTACCCTTCATAGTAGTAGGGTTGTACACCCCATCATCTGGACCTAAGAAAAACTGTTGAGCAACTACTATATCCTTAGGCATCAACTGAGGTATTGCACCCAGAGCTGAATAAGTACCACTAAACCCAAATATCCCTTTGTTTCTGCCAGTAGCTCCAGCAGTATTCGACGCCTTGTACGATTTTGTCTCTCTGTTCTCACTAAGAGAAAAACTCAATACTGACGAGATACCGGCAACACTTCCAAAGTCACCAGATATGATATTACTGATACCCATAAGTATATCCTTAAGGTAATTCGTTAGCTAATTGCAAAGCCACGTCAGATGTCCTAAACGACATTCCAACAACAAACCGCATTAGGTTAGCCCAACCTCTTTTTCGTACTTGTCCCTGAAGATCATCTACTTCAGAAACTCCTACGGTATCACCCTGTATATTCACAGACGTGATAAAAGAATTTCCTTGCCATTGTAAAGAACCAAGGTTATTACGCCAATCCACAAGAGTACCGAAGAGCATCCATTGTACTTGAGCTAAGAATTCGGTGTATCGAAAATCACCTGTAGACCCACGAACACCGTATGCAACAGCTATACTAGTAGAATTAGATGTTGCCTTTATGTTGCCCGTTATACCCTCAGGAGCAATTAGTATCTCAGGAACATCGAAGGTAGAAATGTTGTCTTTGTGAGGGTCTCTGTCTTGATCGTATCTTATTCGATTCCCAACTACAACTAACTTGTCAATCTCAGAACGAGCCTCTATGATGTTCCATAGCTCAGTATACACCATAGTGAACGGATTAGTTGCATAGAATTCTGTCATTTACTCAGTTTGTTTTTCTTGGCTATCTTGTCCAAGGCTTTCTTTATATCAGTAGATAGGTCTCTGTTAAGACTTGCTGTAGGTTGTATCATAACTAACCTACGTGGATTGTTACCGATACCCTCATGGTGATACTCAGCAAGTTGACCTACAGTTATTGGACTAGCGGGGTGTTTACCTGGACCACCAACACCCACAGCTATTCCATTAGACACAAACTGTTGAAACTGCCCAGGCAATCCCTTGAATACTGGTGTAAACGCCCTAAGAAGAGTATCAGTATCCCTGAGAATTAGGTTACTACCCTTTTTGTCTCTTGTACTCTTAGACGTTTTTCTCCAGTTACCACCACCCCTAGAAAACTTCTTAAAACGAACAAAAAGAAACTTCCTATACTTCTGCGCCCACTTTTCGTATACACCTTTGAATTCAGCAGTACCTTTACGCAACTCTTTCGTTACAGCCTTTTCGTACCTCTTCCATCCTGTAAGGTTATTTGTAACGTTAGAATCAATAAACTTAGCCATTGTAATTACGCACCCATACGGACTTCCACGATGCAAGCAGGTCTCTGGGTAACAAACATCGGGTTTGAATTAGTATGCAAGTCCACACGGGTATTCCACTTGTCCCGTGTCTGCTTGACATAGATATCCCGACCCTTAGTGTTTACCGTCTCAATAAACGGAGCAGGAGCATTGTATCTCTTAAATACATTGCGAGTACCAATAGGAAATACATAAGCAATGGGATCACCAGGAACAGTCGGATGCTCGATATATGCAATATCGGTAACCGTAAGCCCCGACTCAACTGACCGCACATTCCGGTACTCTTCCCACATAATACCGTGGATGTCTACCGAATTGTATGCCTGTTGCTCACGCAAGAATTGACCGTCCTGCCAACGAGCATAAGCTTCTTTGACACCAATATGAGCAGCAAATAAGTCCATGAAACCTTCGTTGCAAAACGCATGCATTCCGGTAAAGGATTCACCACCTAGAGCATCAATGATGTGCCTACGTGCTTGCATTGCGACTGTCTTAGGCCCATCCAAATCGACTGCGCTAATGGTAAGAACCTTTTTAGTAATACCAAATTGGGTAAACCAATCAGTCACCACCGTGCCATCAGCATCAAGAATCTGGCCACTAAGACATTTAGCCATGTGCCATTCCCAAGTAGCACCTTGGTCTGCCTTTAGTTGTTCCAACTTATCTGCAACCAGAGTAGAGACAGCCTCCATCTTGCCAGCAGAATTAAACTGACGAATGTTTGCCACATCATCTGCCATGATAGCATCATTCTTTGGCAAATGCGGAACCTCAAACAGTTTTGCTGTACGAGTACGAGCAGTGTCATACTCAGGCATAGCACCTCTAGCTCCAATAGGAACTAGGGTAAGCTTACCTCGCCGTTCCTCTATCTTTACAGTGGTGTTGAATACACCCTCTGTACGAAACAGATTCATACCGCCAATTCTACCAGGGACATAGGGTAGCTTGTCTATACCCTCTGTCAGAGAGACCATACCAAAAGCGTTGCTATTAAATACATCAAGAACTGAAGCGGCCATAGTGTATCTCCGTACAAAGGATATTTGTTTGTGAATTACTGAATTGCTGAATTATGTGACTTGTTCGCTACCCATAGCACTCTTACCTGGACGAGAGATAATCCCTACAGCAGCAAGAGCAGTAACTATAGCTGCAATATCTAGACCGCCACCCAATGGGTCAGTTACACTTAGGGCAGATTCCCAAATCACACCACTTCTAGCGAGAATGGGATACAACTTCGTAGTCTGTCCAGCAGCGGCAAGAGTAACGATTCCCTGCTCTGCAACAATACCATTAGCTGCTGCTTCGCCAGCACCTTCAACCAATGTTGCAACACCAGCAGCAACAGCAACAGGTCTACCGCCGATTTCAACATCGGTATACAGACCACCACCACCATTCCTCAGAACTGCTTCATCCAGAGAGTATTCTGAACTCTCAAAATACTTTACAACGTCCCCTGCCACTTTCCCCTTAACTAATGATGTAGCCATCCTTTATTCCTCTATGTTTGGTACTTGATGTTTTGAAACTAGCTAACTAAGAAGCCATTAAGAAGCCATAGCCTTAGCACGCTTCTCAACTTCGGCTGCAAAGACATTCTTTGTTGGGTCACTGACGTCTGAATTTGAGAGTGTAAGTGAATCCCCACGGTTCTGAGGACGTGTCTCCCCATTCTCGTCTGTGAATAGAGTCTCTGATAGGCCCAACTTCTCATTTTTCACCCACCACTCAAAGTCATCGGTACTAGACTCAGAGGATAAGGAAAGAACCATGCAAGGCTTTGAACAATACTTATCACTAGCATTCTTAGCCTGCGCAGAACTAATGAAACCTTCACGAAGAAGATCATCAATCTTGTGCTGACGATTCTCAGTACCCATACCAAGGATGCTTGCAGAGATAACCGGCAGGTTCTTCTTTGCAGGAATTTGTTTGGTTAGACTCTCAACTTCCTTCTCCAAGAGAGAAGTTTTTTCTTTCAAGGAAGAAGATTCTTTTTGCAAAGAAGAAAAAGCACCAACAATTCCTTCGGAGGTAACCTTGTCATCTTGCTTTTCCTTAACCTCTATACCTAGAGACTTAGCAAGAGCCGATAGTGAAATTGTATCTGCCATGTCAATATCCTTACTTTTGAAGAAATCTTTAGTGAAAACGGGAGTAGCATTAAGACTTGCAGCAATCTCTGTAAACTTATCCATACCAGGTAAGACGGGATAGTTAGTGAAAGCTACATGGGTTATTGGCAAGTGGTGGTGTTTTTTCTTAACAGGAGTTATCATCTCCCGTTCTACATAGATTGAAGTTTGAGAATCGCATAAATCTCTTGCCGCAGTTTCATTCTTAAACTTAACCTTTCCAAACAGACCAACGCGGCCTTTTGAATCCGTCTTTTTAAAATATGATAACGCTGTAGCCCTTTTCTTCTCTGGATTGTCTTTATTGATATGCTCCAGAGGCATGGGAACCTCTATATGCTCAGACAACAGAGAATCTTGAACATCAACCCAATGGTCTATAGCTTGCTCCGTTATTTCAAATTCAATGTCATCAGCAGCTTTGTAAAACTGTCCCACGTATGCGAACTGTTTATCATACACCAATGATTCATTGTCCACCTTAGATAGTTTGAAACTATCACAATCACTAGGCGTAGGTATAATCCAATTCAGCATAGCACACTCCTCTACTATCTATATACCGGTTTTTCACTGAAATTGACAAACCATTTTAATAATTAGTCAAAGCACCCTAGACTGCTAGTGGAGTAGTTTTCCTTAGTACAGACTTACTAGGATCGAACCTGTATCTTCTAACCATTATTCCATCAATAGTCTTATCTACCTGATCTCTATGCCACTTAAGAAGATCATTTTTAGGGTCAGCATTGGTTGGTCCACGACATTCATACAACAAAGCACCAGTTAACCTAGCGGATAAATCAACCAGTATTCCTTCGTATGGCTCCACAATGAAAGGTATCTTGTAAGGTCCCGCCCGCATCCTGCAATTGATCTCATTATCAGCTAGGTCAATAAACTTATCTATCCTAGTATCAACCTCACTAGTAAGTTTATTATTGTTTAAGTCAGCCCATTTGACAATGTTAGTTAGTCCGTATATAGCTTCAACATCAGATTTGACACAATAACGATTAGGTTGTACATCTTCGTCTAATGTACCACCAGATATTATAGTCACACCATTCGCAGCGGGGATATGTGTCCTCACTGTACTAAGAGCATAGTCTAGTCTCCATTTCCTAGATAGTATCCAATTGATAACCTTATCCACATAGTCTCCATGCCAATTCAATTCATGTTTTTGTTCTGCGGAATCAGTTATACCTCGATGTTCATAGAGTAGAAACCCTGCAAGTCTAGTTGACAAGTTAATTATAGTTCTCGGATACGGGGGTACAAAAGGTACTTTATATGGGCCATCCCTTAGCTTAGCATCAATGATGGAATCTGCTTTAACCATCATCGCTATCATTCTGGCACGTTTGGCAGTAGAATTCTTAGTATTATCTAAGTCTGCCCATATATTTACATTGTTAATGCCAAATAGGTTATCTAGCTCAGCTTTAGAAGAGTACCTATCTATGGTCTCTAACTCTATTTCACGATAGAGACCAAGAAGATCGCTTAGATCGGGCTCCTGAAAAGTTATAGCTGGAGCGATAGGTATTGGAAGTAGAGTATTGATACTCCCGAAACTGAGCATAGAGAATAAATTCTCTTTTGTATCAAGAGCCATTTATAAACCAACTGTTAACTTGCCCTTAGTTGCGGAGGTAGCATCACCCGTAACAATAGTTTCTTGGTCAACTACGGTAGTCGCAAAGTTCCACAACTTAAACTTAGCGTTGTCTTGATCTTTCCTGTTAACATTTATCTTATACCCGTACCCTATCTTGGTAGCGAGACTAGCTATCTCGGGTGGATTCTCCTTAGGTGGTTCTCCGTAAACATCAACAGTAAGGGCACCAATCATTTCAGTTCGGACTTCAGCAACAGTAACTGTACTTACAGCATAGTTGCCTTGTATTGTTGCAAGAGTAGCTCCGTCAACACCTGTAATGATAACGATATTAGATTCCATCTGACCAAGTGCTAATCCTGTACTGCCTATGATACCGTGGTCTATTACAGGTTCCTCCCAAACAGCAAAGGCAACCTGTGCTGCTGTAGGTGCATTACCTGCAACCAATGCTTCACCTGTACTGCCAAGTTGCTGGTAAAGACTAGTTTGTGCATCCCAGACACCTTGTACATTTTGTAACACTGTAGGTACGGCGGCAACGTTGACTATTACCTGAGCTAATTGCGTACTATTTGCATCCATCTCCTGCCTATGCTGAACAGACACATTGTTATTTACAGCATTAGATGTTATAGCCCCTACAGCAAATGTTGAACTATCAATCGAACCTACGGCCATTGACCCTACGATAACCTGATCTACACCTGGATCAAAATTATTAAGAGTAGCTACACTGGCATCCACCTCAGACCTTACCTGCGCCCTCATAGAGGTTGACATAAGGCCAAGATCATTAAGACTTGCACCACCTACACCTATTCTAGTGTATGAGTCTCCTGTCTGTGCTATATGGCTTGTTAGAGCATCAGATATAATCCTACCAGCCGAACCTGGTATATAGGGACCTGGTAACTGTATAGGCCAAGGATCGCTACTTGCTCCAGCAGCAACTAATGCTTCACCAGTACTACCAGGTTGTTGATAAAGGCTAGTTTGTGCATCCCAGACACCTGTGACTATTTGACCTACAGTCAAACCAGCCCCACCCGCGGCTAATGAATCACTAATAGTATCAAATCCAGCACCAGCAATATCATTAAGGTTAAGGAACAATGTAGCTCCACCCCCTAAATCATTTGCCGTACCTATACGAGAACTAATCGTACTACTAGCATCTAGGTCCTGCCTAATGTCAAGAACGGAGTGCGTAGATACATCGTCAACAGTTATGATCGTAGTTGGGTTAACATCAAAAAAGAGAGAAAAGTTTTGTGCCAGTCCACTAGACCCGGCACCACCTATTGGTTCTGTAACAACAGTACCTAGAATCTGTGTTAAATTAGCAGATACAGTTTCGAGATTAGGTACATTAGTGATAGGAGGGGTTATAGTACCGTCTACACCCAAACGATACCGTATATTCTCTCTTTCTGTTGCTGTCCAATCCGTTCCACCTACACCCCCACCTACATCATCTACAATGGATGTAGTTAGCGCATTAGCATTACCATAAAACACACTAAAGTTATCCGCCAATAGAGTAGTTGTAACGGGGGGTGATAATGGCGCTCCCGATATCTCAATAAGATTAGCGTCTACTGTACCAGAAAACCCAGTATTAGCTAATGCAATAGCCGTGAACTGAGTGACTCCACCCCCATTATCCTGTACTAGCTCATTAGCCCAAGATGTAGCTATACCTGGGGGTGTAGCTGGGTTGTAGTCAACTGCGAACATCCTATCCAAGAATATCGCAACAAGGGCATCGTTAGTTTTAGTCTGTATCTGAGTCTGCATGCCCGAAGACATTCCGCCAAGAGCATTAAGATTTATACCACCTGTACCAATTATTGGACCAACATCTAAAGTCTGTGGAGCACTATTAGAAACATTACCAGTAGTAGCGACTAAGCTAATAGTTCCTGCACTAGTATCAAGAGGCACCCCTCCTGTGAAGAAATCAAAGATATCCATTGGGTCGTCAGCAACGAGACCTTTCCAATAACCTACATCTACTTTCGGAACACCTCCAACTGACGGAGTAGCAACAGTGACACCTGCCCAACTAATAACATTGACATTAGTTCCACCAACCCCCACACCTACATCATCAACAGTATTAGTTGTTAAGGCATTAGCATTGCCATAAAACACACTAAAATTGTCTGCTAACAAAGTAGATGTAGCTGGAGGAGTTAAGGGTGCCCCTGCTATATTGGCCATATTGACATTTGGGACACCCGGTGTCAAAGGAGTAGTAACAGCAACACCTGCCCAACTAACAACGTTAACGTCTGAACCACTTGCATCTGCTAAAGCTTCAAGAGAGTCTGTAGTATTGTCAAATGAAGTCCAAACAGGTGTTACACTCTTTGAAACCATATTAGCAATAATGGAATTAGCAACAACATCAGTTGGACCTACAGTTGTGCTTATCAACTTGTCTAACTGAATAACAGATAGAGCAGTATCAGGTAGATTTCCAGGTGGAGAACCTAGCCAAGTATTCACATTATCTACCTGATCTACACTCTTACTAGTTATGCTATCCCCATTGTCGTAAAAGGTACTAAAGTTTGCACTGAGATTATCTGCTGTAGTTTGACCTAAAGCACCGCCAAGTATTTGCATCGTATTAGCCTGTACTACACCAGTAGCGTCAAATCCATTGGCACCCGAAGCGTATAATGCATCATAAATGGCTTCTTCAACAACCATAAACTTCGCAGTAACAACTAATGCACCAGAAACCAGTACAGATACCTCTAATTCTCCTACGGTATCTGTATCCGATGCGGATAGAGATACGCCATACATGCCATTCACATCTGATGTTGCCCCAGCCGAAGCATTAACGGATGCCACACCATTTTTTGACAACTTAACATCTGTATTAGCTATAGTCAACCCGTCATTAGGCGTTTTAAAATCAACATCACTAACAAAAGGACCTATTCTCCTGCCCTGCGTAGCAGTAGACTGTCTTAAGTAAATAGATGACATTATTGTTCATCCTTTAAGAGTAAACACCGAGATTTTGTAAATGATGGTACATTGCTGCTCCATCATCCCCTACTGGAGGTAAAGGTCCACCTGGAGGCAGAAATTCTTGCAATGGCTTTTTAGGAAATGGGCTAATTGGTACATAATCTAGTAAAGAGACACTTACGGGTGTTCCTGGGTTATTAAACCCAGAGTAATCAGGTTGTGTACCTAATCCACTAAGCCCATAATAAGACAATAATTCACAACCATCAAGAATAAGTAACGGATTTCTTTGCACTACCTTAAGTTGACTTAGTGTCAAGTCAGTAAGTGGCCATACAGCAACAGTTGCTATACGACCCTCAAAAGGAAAACCAGTGCTTGCCTGTCCAACTAAGAATGGGTCGCTAGTTTTGGAAGCATAACTTCCCGAAGACGGCGTATTAGAAGAATAACTAACTTCAGAAACCTCTGTATCAAGGTCACCCCAAAACAGCCTGACTTCTGGTGTTGTATTAAACTGGAATACGACAGCCAAAAAATTCCACTGATTGACTAATACAGTATTTATAACACTAAGAGAGTCCGCAGTTTGTGATATATGCGGAGCAAACCCTCTCATAGCCCCTGGACCTAAAGCATCACTAGAAGCAAGCCTAGTTTCAAAACCAGACGCTGCATTTCCACAAACCTGCTTGAAAACAGCATCTATGTTTGTTGGATACACCCATGCAGCCATTGTAAAAGCAAGAGTCAGGGAGTCCCCTATAGTCGGACCAATACCATGGTTTACTAAAGCAGACGAATTCTGAAAAGATAAAGACACTTATTAGGTTTCCCTTCCGATCATTTGGTCTACCCATAGCTGCGCATCACCAACAAGGGCACCCGCCTCCGGCGCATTTCTTTGCAGTCTAACAATAGCTAACTCTCCGTCCAACCAACCATCTATCTGTGCATTAGTCAACGCTACAAGAGTATTGGTGAACTTACCAACAGCATCCGCAGTTGTACCGAACACCCCTTGGTACGCATAAGTTTTTGATGTAGTTAAAACAGTCACATCCGCTTCCATACGCCTGATAGCTATTCTCCATTCTACATCCCCAGTTACTTGTGTATTACCAAACCAAGGAATAGCAAATGTCAAACCGCCCCCAGCATATCCCTCCAATAGACATGCAAAGTCAAGATACTCTGGTATACTATCATCGAAATTCCAGATATTGACCTTTTCTGCTGGCGTAGTTCCACCAGTAATCTGCCCAGGAGTAGCAAATGCTATTGATAGGGGCATAATGCCCAAGAAATGAACTACAGAATCGCCACTTGCCATTACATCACCTTAAACTCATTAGCACATTTAGGGCAAAATACATTCCCATAGTCTGCCCCTAAGACTTCAAAAAACTCAAGTTGATTCTCTATACTAAGGTCTTGTTCCAATCTCTGAACACTCTGATAATGGCTAAACGGCTTACCGGAGGAACTAAGAACCTCGTCAAGAGGGGTATACTTACATGATTGACATTGAATTATTGGCATCATACAACACCAACGACGCTCGGAACAACTGGATCATCACTAATACCTGAATTGATGTCATCCTTGTAATCTTTCACAGCATTCCCTAGCTGTCTAAGTTTGGTATTACTCCAGTTACTCGGAATAGCTGCACGAAGATTATCAACATTCCCTGTAGAAGCTTTCATGGTATTGAGAGCTAATTGTAGCTCCAATAGTCTTGTAAGTATGTAATTGTCTTGCTTATTGTAAGCCTGGACAACAGCTCTGTCTGTAACTCCTAGGGGCATCTGCCCCTCAATACGGTTAGTTACATTTTTTCTTGTATCTGACTGAATCTTAGCATCTATTGCTGCATCAACAGATGCCTTTTCAGGAGCCGTCATCTCACCTATATCTGTATTTCCAGATATGAGTTTCCAATACTTAGGTTCAACAGACCCATGTAGAACATCAAACCCGGCAGGATTACGCAACCAATCTGCTGGCGGAAAGTTTTGCGTAGCCGCAGACTCTTGAAAATTAGCTGGATTAGCTTTCTCAACTACTGTTGCCATTATAGAACTCCACTAGATACAGGTAACTCAAAGTCAGTTGTATTCTCACTCTCAGGTATATCTAGTATGTCTCTGATTGTTTTGAAGTCGATATTAGTGACCTCTGTTTCAATCAACTTAGGATTACCTAGTATCTTGAAATACAACTCTTTTAAAGCCCTTTTCTTCTTGTCCACTACTTCATTAGCTTTAATGAATACAGTGTTCTCAGTACCAGGACCGTAATTCTCAACTAACAATTGGTTAACTAGATGCCAATTGGTCGTCAATATTATTTCATTATGCCTCATCTGAAGATTCAAGAAAGCAAAATCACCGTGTTCACCTGCATCAGCCTTAGTGCCATGCTTACCCTCTGTAACAGACCTCTCTGGAAACCCAAGACCCCTAACCATAAGCATATCGTAATACTTAGCCTTATTTATTAGAGATATTCCTGCATTTCCGCTAGCCGAGATAAGCTCTATCTTCCAAGCATCCTCATTTGTCTCCATATTCAAGTCACTTATCCACCGCTGTAACTCCCTAGGCACTATGATAACTCCAGATGCCTTTAACCTACTCTCAATAGACAAGGCTATATCATAGTTGTCTGTTTCTTTCCCATTGACTTCACTAGTACCTATAGGGTAATGTATTACCCAGTGAGAACCTGCAATCTTCTCATCATATCTCTGACTAGAATCATTTAGAATCAGACCCCTATCATAGGGACCTTCTACATTTCGCATCGTAGCATTTCCATACCAATTAGTCCCTTCAACATCAAAATTGTACAACAAAGACTTACGCCTACTCAAAAAAACTTCATTGTACTGTTTTATCTGTCTTTGATAGAACCCATTAAACCTACCACTTTTTTTGATCACTCTTATCTGGGTATCATCATGTATTAAGGGCTTAAGTTTTCCTATACCTGTACTTCCATCTGCTCTATGAACAAAGACTTTCTCAAATGGTTGCCACCCAAAGTCAGTACAACCAAGTAAAGATGTCTTAACAAGGTGAAATCGTATCGGAGACAGCTCCCCCTGTATAAACTCAAGAGCACCTTTAGGGGCTTCCTTAGTTGATTGTATAGACCAACCTGCTGATAAAGGTCCAGATACAATAAGAGCCCTAACTAATGCTATAGTAGGGTCCCTACGCATTAGTCGTACTTTAGTGTACCAATCGAACTGCTGGTCGGTATCATTAAGAGAAATAACATTACTCTCAACAATAGAAACCTTACTAGGGTTTAACTGACTGACAGTTCTTTCTCTCTTAAGTTTTTCTTGAGTTATCATCTTACTAACTGTATCACCCTGTTTGTACCAATGCTAACTTTCGCGCTATCACTACCCATCTTAATCCTTATAGGGAACCTACGGAAAATTAGATAGCCAAAAGCATCCGACATGTGGCCACCATCCTTACCCTTTTCATCATTAACTGTACGAGTACCTGACTTATATGACCTACTGCTCAAATCCTTGATGAGATACTTGCATTTTGGTGAAATAAAACAACGTACTTCACCTGCTGCATTCTTGAAAATAGAATTACAAGAAGCAAAACGATCCGCAATACTTGGATTCGACCTAAGATAGTATAATTTCTTATTCTCAAACCTAGTATCGTTCTTTATGTATGCATAGTCTGTGAACTCAGCAGATGACACTCTATGTCCTGATGAGGCATCACCATAAAACTCAAACCCACCCTTATGTCCACCATACATCTTCCATAACTCATTCAGTGTATCAGGTGTATTAGTGTTACGCAGAAATATCTCATCAAACACATAAACCTTGCCATCATAAATATGTGACAAGCACCAAGACATGGGGTTAACATTAAAATCAGACGAGACACAAATAGGTAGTGATGGGTCGTATGTCACCGAAGACTTAACATTCACTTCTTCGTCAAAAGCATAGAATATAGCCCCACCCGTAGTTTGCCATGTAGCATCAAACTGTTCAGCGTAGTCTCTCTCATCTAATTGATGTTTATACGCAAATAGCTGTTGTTCCGTTAAAACAGTATCACTCTTCCATGTGTAAGTTTCTATACTATCATCCATACCATCTAATGTTCCCCCTCTCTCTCCTTTCTGACAATACTTCCTAAAGAAGTCAGAACCAATCCCTGCTCTCTTAGGAACCCCTATTAGCCATAACCAAGCAAGTTTATGGGCCAAAGTAGGCATTAGTCCTGTATAGAGAAACTCCTCTAATTTTTGATCACAACATTCATCAATAACACCGCCATCCCACTGCACACCTTCAATACGTTGTGGCTGATCTAACCCAACAACATATATCTGAGACCCAAATACGGTATCAATAACCATTTCAGAGACATTGGGCTTACCAGAAATCCATTCTTTAGGTATAAGGCTAACTAGGTCATGCCATGCGACTCTCTTTGCCTGCTTATAAGTAGGTAAACCATAGAAAAATTTAACATCTTCCCAAGGTCTTTTAACAGGCAACCAGCGTACTATGTATCGTTTTGCTATAGAAGTTTTGCCACTACCTCTTCCTGCATACACTGCCTTAAACCTAGCTTTAGACCGCCACAACTTACTTTGCAAGTAATGTGGTTTAAACGTTTCCCAATGTGAAGGTAGAGCTACCATTACGTCTCTAATAAAAATGGGGCATCCGTGCCCCTCCCTCATGCCATACCCAACTACCTACTGCGGAACCTTGTACGAGTAGTTTGATTAAGAACTGTTTTACCAAGCGAACGATCCCTATTCTTAAGCCTTCGATAAAGAAGTTTAAGAACAATCGGCCGCAGTTCTAACTCACCAATGCCAATATTAGCACCAATGTTTGCTCCAATACCAATACTAGAGCATACACCACCTAGAACAGGCACTTGCATTTGCTGCATAGCGTACCCTGGGTAGTTGCTCACAGTTTGGCTTAACTGTTGTGTAGTCTGTGATACAATCACTGGCCCCCCAATCTGGGATGTCATTGATCCAGCTACGACAGGGGCGAGAGGGATGTCTGTCTGACCCGCAGTAAGACTCCTATTCAACGACAACACTAACAACACTGACATACAACATACAATCTTTCCCATCACACTTCCCCTATCTTAAGATTAAAGAACAGTAAGTACCTTTTCTTGTCTTTACGCAGGAGGCACCAGCCTTACGAAACCTATTCGACATAGCGTAGCAAGCATTAGCAATCGGGTTACCTCTACTGCTGTAAGACACTCCTTCAGCCCTGCCCGGACTAAAACTACCCCTTACATGAGACATTCGCCCATTCCTAGCTTGTCTGTTAGCCCTTTCACTAGCTACTTTAGTTAAACTGGCATCATATTGATACTCAGGTAACCCTTTAGCCCGTCTACGATTGTTCAAAACAGCCAAGTCATTGTTCTGTACAGACTGTACAGACTGACCCCCTAGAGTTCATGTAGGGCAAAGGTCAACTGCTTGTTGTGCAATCTGTCCCTGTAAGTCCTGCAATTGTGCAATAGATTCCTCAGATTTTGATTGCCCTAGTTGCGCCATTAAGGCTTTCTGATGATTCACCCTCTCCAACAAACTAACTAATACTTGCTGCTGCTTCAACAATTCCAGACGTTGTATCTGTTGTTGTTTGAATTGTTCTAACTGTTGTTCCTGCTGTATTACAAATTGTTGCAAAGATACAGCATCAATATCCTCAGTTTGAGCCGAAAGAGGAACTACAAACAACAGTAAACACAAAAACATTCTCATTTAACCACCTCTTCTGAATAGCGAACTAAAAGAGTTCTCCACAAAAACGTTGCGCCAGGTTTAGATACAGTAATAAACCGACGGTATGCCCTAATCATCAATTTTTCATCATCAGACAATATATCATTGTCCGTCTTTTCTGTACACACTTAATCACTCTTTGCACTAGAGATTACGTACCCATTAAGAATAGCTACTAGAGCTAAGACAAAAGACAAAGCCCTTTCATTCTGCTCTGCTGTAGCAACCTTTTCAACACTAATAAGGTCATACACAAGCCCAAGCAACAACATGCTAATGGAGAGAGTCAAAATCAACATGATAAAGTCTATAGGGGCCCATTTAGACATTTAAAATCACCCACCGTCAATCATGTGATACCTGACTTTGGACGTTCCAACGGCATTCCTTATCATAAACAAAGAAGCAACACTTGCATTCAGCTCCAAGACAGCAGGCACCCCTGGAGTTAACTTGCCAATGTATACCCCAGTAGCAAATCCATACTGAACAAACTCCCCTGTAACAACCAGAGTATCATCTGTATCATCAATAAGGGATAGTACGCCATTACTAAGAAACTCCGCAGGTATAGCTACTGTCACCTCAGGCGTATCTGTAACATCTATGCGATCACCCTTCTCAAAGTCACCAACAGTCAATGGAACACTAATATCCCCGTGACCCTGTTGTCTAGGGGATGATGTATTGGTAACTGAGCCAGTTACTATTAATTCTTGTGCCATCTTATTTGTCCCCCGATAATCTTATTGATCCGCTAGTAAAGAAATGTCCTGTGGCTTACGAGTAGTCAACAACCACTTATCTTTCATGCCCCTCATCTGATTTGCCCACTCAACACTGAAGTCTGAGGCATCATTATCTGCTTCAAACTCTATCGCATCACATTTAGAGGCACAATAGCTAAGCAACTCTTCAAAATATACACTTGCCTCTGCATTACTATTCAAGAAAGCATACTTTATCTTGGCTGAAGCCTGGAAGTTAGCTAGTCTAGTGTTATTCCTCCAACTAGTTACAGTAAAGTTAACCGGTGAATACACTAATATAGCCCCAGGGTCCTTCAACCTAAGCATGTCTATGATCGCCCTATTAGCATCAAAAAGGTCCACTATTGTATTTAGGACATTTATATCTGCATATTGATCTCTACCAGTCAATAAAGTTCCATCTGTCCAATTAACACCACCAGCCCCGGCACTACCTAGGTTATCTGTAGCTAACTGCCAAGTAGGATTAACTGTACCATCCAACCACTGATAGAACTTATCTGCTAAGGTAGAGTTAGTCTCATAGCTCTGTATCTTCTGAGCAGATATGTAATACCCATCAACATTAGGCTCCAATCTTCTTTGTGCAACAATATGATCTGTATACAAGTCCAACCAAGCAAGTCCATTGGGGTCTTGAGGATTAAAGTTCATCTTATTGGCTTGAGCATACCAATTAACTGCTGGACCACCACCCGTAGGATTATTAGTCAACGTAATAAAATACGGGCTAGTTATCAGTGTACCTGCACTAGTCAAAGCACTATAAGATGCAGGCATGACATATCCGGCACCCTCTATCTGAGCCTGAGCTACTGACCAAGCAGGTGCTGGTGCCGCAGGCACCATCCCCATAGCTGCTGTAGGTAAAGGAACTACATTACCGTCTTTATCAACTATTGTACCCCACTCTCTCTCAGGAAATTGAAGTCCTGTATTAGCCCACATCCACCACAAATCAAATCTTAGAAAGGCTAAACATTTCGCATTAGGGACATTAGCCTTTACTGAATTTAGCTCATCTTTTTGATCCTGTCTATACTGCGGCCCGGACCATTGCAAGTCAGTGTACGTATAATACTCATACTTACGCACATCATCCCAAGTCCACAGTAACTTATTGACCACATTATCATAAATACGTGTTGCCCCTCCCCCGATATTATCAAATAGAGGTTCAGATGGATACAATATTATCCGTTTAGTGGTCGGTCTATCCGTACTCTCCAGAGTAACTAGTTGAGAATTATCTGGTAACACCTGTATACGATAGACACTAGTAGCTCCCTGCTCTTTAGCCTCTCCAGGCTCAGTATCACTGCTAGTCTTAAAGTTACCCCAGTTAACATGATGATTCCCTACAGCGTCCTGCTTCATTATCAGCTTGACAACATCACCTGGAGAAACGCCTGTGACCAGACTGGGCATAGTATTCCCGGTTAAAGTCACCTCTCCAGTGGTGTCACTAGTCGCATCAAAGGCTAGGGCAGTATTAAATGCCAAAGAAAGAACACTATTTAGCCTATTAACTGCTGCCGAAGCACCACTACTCAGCACATTTATCTCGCATTCGGCTAGGTCATCTATGGGACTTAGGGTCGATTCAGCCGCTACAGGCACTGTAAACCATGTGGCATTATTGATTACCGGCCCTGTAACACTATAGAATAGTGTCCTTGTAGGGTCCCCTTTCTGCCTTATTATCACCAAATCGCCATTATCTAGTGTCAATAACAGCTTCGAAACAGCTAAAGAGTGCAGTGATGACTGCGAAATGTTCAGCTCTGTCGCCGATGAGGGCAGTACATTATTGATCTTTAGAAACCCAGGTCCAGGGTCACTAGTGGCTATATTAGTTGAAAACTGGTAATGTAGGAGCCCATTTGGAAGAGACTTATAGTACACAAGGGGGGTATAGCGACCCTTAGAAACACCGCCAACTATTATCGGTGTATGGTCTTGCGTTGGGTTAACAGATGATTGTTGTGGGACTGTGCCGTCCATCACGGGTATTACGGCCATACTCTTATCCTCTTTATTTTATGCAGGTACATACAACACATACTGTCACCACCCTATCTCGTCCGTAGCGCTCCACCCTATACTGTCAGTTGCATCCCATCCCTGAGCATCACCACCTGGCCCAGGTGCCGGAGTCTTCTTAGAGTTTACAAAGACTTTAGCCATCCCTAGCCCTATTAAGCTGGACGTTAGAATAGCAGCTACTATTGTGTCCAAATAGTCAATCATACTGTATCTACGCCTCTGTCTCTACCAAGGGAATACTGTCGTCCATGCTCATCACAGTCATATCAGGAGTTATCCGAGTCTTTTGTTGGATAAATGACACCTCTGCCTCCACCCTCTGTTCGAACACCTCAGCTATCCGTCTATTCTCTGTCCCACACACATCATGCATTAGTCGAACAAGTTGCCCCACCACGTCATACAAGTCACCAACAGAGAAGTTAGTCTTCGTATTGTTCTTGATGTCGCTCGCAGTTTTAGCACACTTAGTCACCTTCTCTAGGCTATCATGCATTACCGCCCCAGCAAACATAGTTGCCTCTCGGAGTTTAGCATTGTCTTTGTCCTTCACCCACATAGAATGGGCCTTGCCAAACATCTCTACAGAGACACCTGCTGACTCCCTCATAAGCCCTAGCTCTTCTAAGACAGACACCTGATCCTCTGTACTCTCTGATAAGATGTCTGTCAGTCGGTCCTTAAGAGTCTTAGTTAGAACTGATGAATAAAACTTAGGGAGTTTCTGCGCAGACCTTCTATACTTCTCGAATTTCTGATGATTTTCGAGGATACCCTGTACCTCAGGATTGTTTATGTCTGCAATCATTTGTTTACTCGTAGACCATCTTACTCGTAGACCTGCCTCAGTTTACCTAAGGCAATATCCAAGTCCGATTTCACTGTCCGCCTGTCCGAACAAACTAATTTAGATACCTCCGTCAAAGTTACCTGTTCCATTACTAGTGACTTAACTAGGTAGACCTCATACCCGGTCAGATACCCGGATAGAGTATCCTCTACCTCCTTTATACTGTTATTCTGGTCCGAATGGCAAACCAAATTGTTATTTAGTGAAGATTGCTCAAATTGCTCAAAGTGTCCATTACTATTGCTACCTGTATGTTTAATCACCCTCAGTTTTATACAATAGCAAATCCAATCAAGCAAGTTAGGTTGTTTTATTGAGTCCCAATTCTCTATATAAATAGGGATCAAATAAAGGACATAGTTAGAATACAGTTCATCAAAATCGTGTCTCCTTCGATATTTCTCAATTATACTACGAAACCTTTTGTCGTATTTATCTATGAATTGTCCTGCTTCCTCCCCGTAATCTTCCCAAGCCTTCCTTAACTTTTCTTCATAGGACATAATCTATGCCATTTAAATGGTAGTTGTTGATCTTTTGATATTGGCTATTTGCCATTTAAATGGTAGTTGATGTTGACAATGGGACGAGGGTGAAGGGTCACCCGCTCGGCCGAAAATTGACATGTTTTCGTCATAAGGAATTCCTTTTTTGTCATGGTCATACCCTGGTCATACCCGAGTATAACCCAAGTCATACCCAAGTATAACTCTGGTCATACTTTTATTTTACAAGAGTATAACTCAAGTATAACTCAAGTATAACTCAAGTATAACTCAAGTATAACTCTGGTCATACCATACTATTAGACAATTGACTAACGACCGACTGCATATATGCGCGGGCCGCATCAACATGCAATGGGTCCTGAACATCATGGACCATACCTTTGTCTAAGTATGGCTTGAAGATAGTATGAGCAATCTTGTTGGCGATATCATACCCATACTCATCCGTAAGCTCTCTTAAGCATGCCATGAACTGGCCATAGTACACATGTATACAATCTTTTCCGTCCTGGTATTGATGCATGCAATCACGGCAGACTCTTATGAAACCATAAGACACCCAATACGGAACAACCAACCAGTGGGCGTACGTCGACGGCACTTCCTGCTGACAGCATGGACACTTAGGTATCTGCCACGTCCAGTCATTCACTGTGTTGCGCTTGAGATTTTTATATTGACTTAGTTTTATAAGGTGTTTTGCTGCTTGTTTTGGGTTCTTCGAGCCACCCCCTAGGCAGTCTACTGCGTCTATTGGAGCGAAAACAGCTAGTGCTTTGGCCGATTTGTACAGGTCCCCAGATTCCTTAAGTGACAAATTACGGTATTTTTGTATTAGTAAGAGTCTATTTGTGACATTATTATGGCTCAAATTGGCACTTAAATTAGCCCTTTCAAGGTCGATCTGAGCGTATCTGCGTGATATAAGCGAAAGTGACCTAGGGGATGATTGCCTGCTTGTTGACATGACTTGCTCCTGACATGTTTGCGGTAGTTGAGGGTCCACGACATTAAACCTAGTAGATAAATTAGGCTGCTGGAATCCCAGCCTGGTGAAGTAACTTGTACAGCAGCGCTCTCCCCATGAAAATAATCTGTACAAAAACGCCAAATCATATCTCTCATTTACCCCCATATATAGAACGTATGTGTACACAATATATATACCTTCGCTCAACAAAAATAAGAATATAAGAAGAAGAAGGTATAAGAACAGTAAGAATAGGTAAGTTGTATTTTAAGCTAAGCTTTTTTGGTTTGAAGAATGCGGTGGTGAAAGTTATATCACCTAGCTGAAAAAACTACGCTCCAGCATACCACGAACATGTCAACCACGAACATGTCAACCACGAACATGTCAACCACGAACATGTCAACCACGAACATGTCAACCACGAACATGTCAA